ATAAGGATTTTAGTTACAGATAACACGTTGTGTTACGCTAAACAAAGTATGTTGATCATAGATTATAAGTATGTTTAGTTTCGTCTAACACATTATGTTATCTGCAACTAGTCTTAAAATTCACTCTAGTTTCATATAACACGGTGTGTTGTATAGATCATCAACGTGTAATGCGTACAGAAATAACGCTAGTTGCAAATAACATACCGTGTTATACTGAACTTAGTTACAAATAACAGGATGTGTTAAATGAATATTTTCACTGTTTTTGCACAACGTTTTGGGTCAGTCAGTAACGCCGTACAATTTTTAAAAATGAACGGTATCCAGATCACTACAACGCGTTACCGTGAATGGACGGAAGGAAAAATCACGCCAAAACGTGAAATACTGGATCTGGTCATGCGGTCAGCAATTGAACATCTGTATGGTGAACTTAAAGAAGGTGTGTCACTGTCAGGAGAAGTGCAGGAACAGCGCCAGAACGCCCCCGTGGTAATCGCGCTGAAGCGTACAATACCTGTAGATGAATTACGCCGGAAATTACCACACAGGCGTTTCGGTGACGATTACTGGCAACGTATCCGGCTGGTTGATACACAGGTACTGGAAGCGGTACACGGTCATGATGTATGGACACGGTTTGAAAGGATGTGCGGTAACTTTAACAACGCGTTGTACGTTCTGCGTAGGGCATGTACCGGGCGACGTATCACGGCTGACTGGTTACACAACAGGATCAGTTCTGGCTGGTATCCAGACACGGTTAACACTATGGTTGATTTGTTGAACCAGTATGAAGGGACCGGAACACCATTTACCGCTATGTCACTATCTCAGATCCGGGAACAGGTACGACAGTTTATAATGCTGACTAACCCTGGTTGCGATTTTGACGCGATGCCGGATGATGTTGTAATGCAACTCTGGAAGGATATGAAATCATGATCCGCTGGTATGACACCTGTTTTGAACTGATGGGTGACGGTTACGGTGACTGGGAAGAACTGGATGAATTACAGGAACAGGGTATTTTCGGATTTGAGGATCTAGAAGGTGACCTGCATATGTGGGCCGGGGATGATACACACCCTGAAGATGTTATTGCTTATGTTGAACAGGGTATGGAAGTGGACACGCTGACAGCTTATAAAATAGTGCGGGAACGTTTCATTGCCCCGCACAAGTGGATGCGTTAGATCAGTTCGTATGGGTAACGTTTTAAGAATCTGGTTTTATTTCAGCATCTGTTGAAAACACACCTGTAGTTAATGCGTACTTTGTTACAAATATCTTTGTCATTTCCGTTTACTCTCCATTAGTTTAGCGATCCAGCGATTTTCATTGACACTGGGAAAACTGTTGCGATATTTATACGCGCGTTCTTCATCTGGTGTAAGGCGAATGAATTTAGATTTACAGGTTAGTGTTGTATGAACTGCAGGATTATCTGATGACATATTTACCTCACATAGATAACTGTTACCTGGCCACGGGATTTACGACCACTTTCACCGCGTATAACATTCAATTGAATCTGAACTGAGTCTGGAGAATACCGGGGGAAACGTTATATACTCCCCAGGTTTCAGCAACATCAGCCAGTAGTGCACTGGGTTATTCACACTGGTGTTCCTTTAACGCTTTCAGCGCTTCAAACTGTTCAGCAGTTAGTTCAACGAGGACTTTACCCCCTTCCTGACGCGTTACAGACCATTCACCACGGATTGCTTCAACAGCAGAACGGATCAGTTTAGCCGGGGGACGTTTTACGATCGTCTGCGACGGGTTTTTAAATTGTTTGATAGCTGCTGATGCACTAATTTCACCATTCTGGATCCGGCGTTTAAGTTCCAGCGGCATATCAAGAATATTCAGTTGTTCGTAAACATGCTGAACGGTTTTACCGACCTGTGCAGCGATTTGCTCAACACTCATACCATATGAACGAAAACGACCGTAAATAACAGCACGTTCAACAGGTGACCACGGTTTACCCTCGTTACCTTTCAACAGTGTCAGGGTCTGCTGCAGTTCATCACCAGATGATTCAACAACATCCACAGTCAGAATCGGTGTCCCGGCTTCGATAGCTGCTAATGCACCACGTAAACGGTGTTCACCATCCTGAACATACGGGATACCGTCAGTAACCTGAACAACGATAGGTGGAATAAAATCACCGTTTGTGTAAGCCTGGCGAAAATTTTCAATATGTGCCAGTGCTGCTTCAGTTTCCCAGTAATTTTCAGTGAATGCACCACGCGGGTTATGACCCGGACGAATTTTTATAATACGCGGATCGATACGATATGCATTACCACGTTTAACATTAGTTTTATTAGTTTCTGACAGTTTACGAAGGGAGTTAATGTTTGACATTGGTTTTCAGCCTCATGTGTGTTAACTGAGGCTAATTATCGGGGATGGTTGGTAATCTGTCAAGAATTATTTTGAACTATGAGGGTAGATTTCGAACCAGAACACGACTGGACGATCAACTACCTGAACCAGTCCGAAACGTTCAGCCGTGCGGAAATTGACATTATATGACCTAGCCCGGTTAACTTGTTCACTCATAAGAAGGTACTCCATGTTTTTCATAAGCAATATCAATAGCTGCTTCTAAGGTTATGCCGCATTCATACCAGCAGCGTTTACAACTTACCCAGTAAAGGCCCGTATGTGGATCCTGGGCAAGACTGATAATCTGATCGCTACCTGACTGGTAATAGCCCATCAGCGACCGTAATTTTTCAAGATGGGTCATGATTAGCCTTAAATACTGCACGGGCAAAACCACGGGGTGTTAATGACCGTAACTGTTTAGTTCGTGGTGAATTACCGCCTAGAAATTTCCAGCCCCAGAAAAAACCGATGTTAATTGGTCCCGGACATTTTTCAGGCATTTTGAAACCATTACCAAACCACAGACAGGTTTTCTTTGTATATCCATCAAACATCGGCATTTTAGGATGAAAAGGTTTATCATCAACCGTCATATAACCGCCGTATTCCCACGGTTGAAAATACGCATTTGGTGTACCCATCATTTCAGGCCGGGATAATGCACCTACCGGGTTTTCAATCATCCACGGGACATTATAACGTTCACCAAGTTCACGGATCAGTTTTGCATTTTCCAGCGCATATTCAAGTTCAGCGCCATCCCGGTCATGTTGTGAACCACTTTGAGCAAACAGAGTACAATCAGGAAAACCAAATATAATCGACGGTAATGGTGTACCCAGTATTTCACGTTTAATTGCAAATTGTGGGTCAATCCACTGATCGATATAATGTAAATTTGGATGGTCTGCTTTGATAAAATATTCCCCGTGGTTACCCTTATCAGCATTAAAGCAATAAACCTGATAGCCAGCCTCAGCCCATGGTAAACCCATAATCCCTGAACCATCGAACAGTGACCAGACAACCTTCATGATATTTCCTCAACTGTTCGTGTCACTTTAACGGGTGCGATAATCATTTGATGTACGTCAAAACCTTGTTCCCGTAACGCATGGATAGCAACACCTGCTTTATAGGATGAACTGAAAACAGTAGCATTATTAATTCTTACCCACTCAAGCCTGTCACCGATTTGTGCGTATCGTTCACCCTTGCGAATAACAGCACCGAATTCAACCATGATCGTGTTTTACTCCCCACATACAAGCGCCAATTGATGCAGCAGCTGCTAACAGTCCAAGACCAGCCAGAAGCCACCACGGCGTTTCAGCATGGTTACTACGGGCCATTAACCCAACAATGCACGACGCAAGCATTACAGATACAAGGAAAACAATAACAGTAATTAAACGGTCAAATATGTTTTTCATGATGGTTCACCATGTTTTTGATGTGCTTTTTCAATAGCTTCTTCTAGTGAAGAACCAAATTCATCCCATATGTAATGACTATTGACACCACCTGCTACAAAATAATTAAATGTTCCATCATTAACCTACCTTAGCCCAAACTTGTTTATGAATTGATGTTCTGAATTTTTTAGCCATGATGTTAAACTCATGACCCGAATGATAAATAGATTCAAACTTTTTATAACTGTTTGCGATCAGTGTGTACGGTAATAACTTTTTTGAACGGTAGAAGTAAAACCGTGTACCGTTTGTACAATCTGAAAGTTTCATTAGTCGGTAGTGTGGTTTCATAACAATCACTCCCTGTTCACTTGATATGCAGACTATAGATCATACGTCTGTAATCCGTCAAGAATTATTTTACACATCCTTGTGCAATCACTAACCATTACTTGCAGGTGGGAATGGCAGCACATTAGCGGCTGACTGAAAAGGGAGTAAGCGAACCCCACGGAAACCATTAGCACGTTGACCATTGACGGATACAACATCTTTAACCACGCGACCGCGCAACATGGATTTAAACGCACGGCTGAATGCAGTTTTAGTCATTGACGCGCCTCCCTCTTGCATCTTCCACATTTTATAACGTGCATAGAGTTCTTCAGTATGCGTAACACCATCTGTAACCAGTTCACAGCATTCACGAACATAGGCCATCAACGGCGCTTGCTGGTCCATGATTTCCTGACGCTCTACGATACTCGCAGTTGGTTCGGTAAACCGTCCGTTACTACGCAGACGCTGCAGACCTTCAATTGCCCAGTTACAAATCCCCGGTAGCTCTTTCATCAGTCGTGCTTCCAGGGTGATATCTTCACGGCCCAGAAATGAAATATTAAACGGCAGGATCAGCAGACGGTTAGCCATTGCACCAGAGTCATCAGCAAATGCCGGGATGTTGTTAGCAGCAAGTGTCATACGGCCTGGTAAACGTCCGTTCCATGCACCTTTATATTTACGGTTAACCGGAATTGCATCAGCACCAGTAATAGATTTAAAGCGGTCCAGAATTCGGTTACGGTCTGGTCCTGAAACACTGTGGGCATCCCCGATAAACAACACGGATTTATCAAGAACTGTTTCAAGTACCGCGTCACTGGCTAAACCTTCCAGAGTGATTCCCGCATAGGCTTCATCACCTACTAACGCCTGAATGATACGGCCTATCGTACCTTTACCAGAACGTGGTGCACCGATTAACAACATTGCTTTCTGGTAGTCATATGAGTTAACCAGCATATAACCCAGCCATTCCTGTAACAGTGAAATACGTTCTTTATCACCCTCCAGGGTGGTATTTAAAAACTGTTCAAATGCTGGCGCACGGGCAAACGGATCGTAACTGTACGGTAAAACACTGGTTGTAAAGAAATCAGGGTTATGCGGTTCACATTTTCTGGTGTGTACGTCCAGTATCCCGTTCTGACAAACGATATAATGCGACACATCAACACCGGGCCATGTCCCAAGTTCACGATCCGCACGGGTGAAAAGATACGACAACACTTTATACGTACCATTGATCACATCAGCTTTCGGTTCACTGGCAAGCATAGCCATAGATAGTTGATGTTTCAGTTCATCTTCACTGACACGTTCCCACACGCGACCATTAAAACGGTATGGTTGCTGCTGTACAAAAATCAACGTGTTGTTCGGATAGTAGTTATTAACGAAAGTTGATGCGTTAACCGTGTGGTTTGAACCATAAGCACCTTCACCGGGTTTCACACTCATATAAGCAGGTATTGCACCACTGGTTACTGTAGTTGGTGCAGGTGTGACGGCTTTGACCAGTTCGGGCGTTAATGATGGTTGTCCCCGGTAAACGGTATCACAACGTTCTACAGCACCTAAAATAGTGTTTTCGCGGTAGTCCTGGCGATCTGTCCATTTACCACGAACCAGCGCCGAACGGTTAAACAGACGTTCAATACGTTCACAATCTTTCCCTGTCCAGAATGCCAGATGTGAACACAGGGCAGCATCAGCCGCTGATGCGTTATAATCTTTCCCCTGGTCACTGGCATAACTGACAGACAGTTTTTCAACGTTGGCGTTCCACAGATCCGCAAATGATGCTTTATTACCAAATACAGAAGCAGCACTGGAAGAATTAAGCGCCATTTTAATCAGTTCATCATCGTCAACCGGGCCTGACCAGTCATCACAGGGTGCTGTTGTCCACCTTGCGGAACGATCGGAACGAATACGACCATACCGGGCGATAGAGTCATGAACACCCTGTGTATAATCAACGTCAACTTCACCGTTTCCTGTTAATGTCATGGCGACAAAACGATCGCGCCAGTACATTTCAAGTCCGGTTTTCTGATCATTAAGGCTGTTGAAACCTTCCGGTAAACTGGTGTAAGCACAGATGATATGCAAACCTGTTCCTGACTGACTTACTTCCGTATAAGCGCCGGGGAAACGGTTTACAAATTCGTGCGCCAGTGGTGACCATGTAGCGGTAGCCTGGTCTACCAGACAGTTATCAACGTCAATGAAAAAATAAGGATCGTTTTCAGTGAAAACGAAACCGACACCTGACATACCATACATTTGCGCCATACCAAGCGCAGTATGATAGTCAGACCAGTCAGCAGGGTTTGTTGTACTGGCTTTATACCCGTGAATTGGGCTGTAAGGTACTTTGGTAGGTTTTGGGCGACCTTCAACGTGTTCCAGTCTCCAGCAGACCCATTGTTTGCGGTTCAGCAATCCTTTCATGATCTACGCTCCGAACTGACGTTCAGCAGCCATGAGTTTTACCAGATTGATCGCTGAATGACCCGTGAGAAGGTTACGTTTAATGTGAATTTCAGTAACGTTCATACGTTTAGCGACGTTTTCGATACCATGGTTATCAATCAGTTTTTGCAGACGGTTTACGCGTTCGTTATTCATTGTTTCATCCATTGTTCAAACTGTGATGGGTGGGTGATGAATCTGAATTCACCACCTGCATTAACTACAACTGTACCAAAAGTTGCTTGCGCTTGTGCGCGTTTATCACTGGGTGTCATGTGCCAGTTTGGTTCTTTCATTTCAGCGGCGATGAACATACCGATTTTACGCCCAACATCAGCAGGCGTGATGATCAACGTTTTGATCCCGATATAGTCACTGGATTTCATAACGTCGTTGATCTTCTTGCTGGTGTTACCCAGACCATAACGCACCCACTGGCCTTTTTCATTCTGTAAAGCGCCATTGTTGTTTCGCCAGAGACGTTGACCCGCACGGGCAGCGATCAGTTCGCATTCTTTAGACGTTGCTGACTCGCTAACACCATCCTCATGCGGTTTCCCGTCCGGTTGAAAAAGACCATACAGTTCATAAAGCGCCATCTGGCTTACACCGTGGCGTTTCGCCCATTGTTCAAGTGGTGTCATAAATGTTTAGTCCCGCTGGTCAGGTATTTAATCTGATGAAGGCAATCGTCCAGTGCATTATGAAACACACCTTCGCGCGTAAACAGTTTGGTTTTGATACCCAGCAAATCTACAGCAGTGCGAACATCACGAACGTTCCAGAATTCCCACGGGCATTCAACGCCCACGGCATCAAACCATGCTTCTAAAATGGTGATATCGAATACTGATCCGTTACCCCAGGGAAGCACACCAGAACGAATGAATTTTGCAAAACGTTGTGCAACTTCGCGCGGGTCATCCGTCCCACCAAACGCATCATTACGCGCTTGTTCAGATTGCTGCGACCACCAACGCATTGTACTGACGTCAGCGTGACCATAAGACAACGCGCTAAAACCCATCGATGCATAAAATTGTTCGCCGATGTTACCTTTACGATCGAAATATACAGCACCGATGGACAGCACCGCACAACCGGGTTTCTTGCCGCATGTTTCAATATCAATCATCAGATCCAGCATTCGTTCAACCTTACGTTTAAAATAATTCTAAACAGATTACCATTAAATCATAGTTCCTGCAACCCGTGCTGACAACTCGTTTGCTTCCCGCGTGTGTAACGCCTGTGCGCTGAGTACATCAACACCAAATACCTGATAAAACATACGATAAGCATCGTCAGGTGAAATACCTTTATCACGCTGTAGCCCAGCCCATGTGGTTATCATGGAACGTAGTTTACGCTGTGCATCGTTCATCGCCTGAATATTTTTCATCGCGCTGTAAGCTGCAACAGGAGGTGCGCCAGCGTTTAACATCTGGTCTTTAACTGCTGCCGGGTCACGGTCGATAATGACCACTGCGCGGCGCAGTTCTTCGAGTTCTTCAGCGGTCAGTTCACGTAAATTACCCTCAACGCGATCCGGTCCTGAACGTAGCGCTTTTTCCGGTACATGACCGCAGTAAGGGCAAGCAGCAAGCCCTGCAGGATAAGGTTTCAGACACGGTTCAATACCCTTTACCGCATCTCCTTTGTTTGTACAGGTGGTGTTACTGGATCCGCCGCTTGATGATTTACGATCGCGGTCGTCTAACGACCAGTTGTAATGCTGATCGGGTAATGGAAAACCACGGGCAATAAAGCGCCGGACATTACCCACTTTATCAATGATGAGTGCTTTTTTACCGGGGACATAGCGTAACGGGCGTCCCATTTGCTGGATGAACAATGAATACGATTCTGTTGGTCTGTCCATCACAGCACACTCCATTGCGGGACAGTCGTAACCCTCGCCGAACAGATCCGCGTTGCACATAATCAGGGTTTTGCGTTTTTCGAAACGGTCCAGAATATCGGCGCGTTCCTGATCGGTATTACGCGAACTGATTGCCTCAGCAGGAATACCCGCGTCCCTGAATTCCTGTGCCAGTGTTATAGCCGCGTCAACATCAACGGTGAAAACCACCGTCAGCATACCGTCGGCGTACATTTTCCAGGTACTCACTGTATCACCAACGATGGTTGAATCTTCCATTGCCTTTTTCAACGCAGATGGCTTGTAATCCCCCGTGGTGCTGGAAATCATATCCGCTGTCAGGTCAATATCTGTTTCAGCCATAATCAGGCGATAATCGGCCAGGTGCTGCTGGTTGATTAGTTCGCGCATTGCCGGGCCGATCACCATCGCATCAGCATAACCAGACGCATGACGTCCAAGCCCTTTACCATCTGCACGGATCGGTGATGCAGTTACGCCTAATCCTAAAGATTTTGGGAAAAGTTCACGACAGGTTCCCCACATGGTGCCGCGTACCAGGTGATGGGCTTCATCACAAAAAACACGGGTTACGCTATCGTGCCAGCGTTCGTATTTTTTTGTTCGCAGCGTGGGTGCACTGGCAATAACGATATCCGCGCCGGGTGCATACGTGCTGTAACCCAGCTTTTTCATCTGCTGCCCCGTGGCAAACTTAATAGCGTCTTTTTGCGCAATAAAACGGTGTGGTAATCCCTGCGCAGCAATCGCCATCGCTATCTGACTGACCAGTTCCTTACGGTGCGCCTGGATAACTTTGATCCCGTCAACTTTCACCAGTTCAGCCATCGTTCGCGTTTTACCGCTCCCGGTAGGCATGACCAGAATCACATCTTTCTTACCAGCGTCCCACTGCGCATTCACGCCGTTAACGGCATCCTGCTGGTAGTAACGTAACGGTTGTTGACTCACGCGCGGTTCTCCTTAACGTATGCATCACGCGCGGCTTTCTGTGCCTGTCCGTTTCGTTTAAACTCACGACCCCGGAAAATATACTTACCCGTTACACGGTCGAAAAATACGTTGTGACGAATGAAACTGTATAAACCCATGGTCTGTATCTCCGTTTTGAATGTGAAATTATCATAAAATAATTCTTGACACATTGCAACCTGACTCGTAACCTTAGCCACGTAACAACCAATCACCCACACAAGGAACCAACTATGTTTGAAGTTAAATTGCTTATCACCGCTCCGGGTCTGGAAACTGCGATCAACAATCTGGCGAATGCGATCGCGACTGGTGCCGCACCGCTTATGACTGTTGCCGCTGATGGCATCGTTAAAGAAGCAGTGGCTGCCGGACAGCACCCTAACTTACCGATCGTTACACCAGTCCCGCCAGCTACCGGGTCTGATAACGACGATGACGGCGAAACCAGTACCAACGAATTTGACGCATGGGGTCTGCGCCACGATCCGCGTATCCACACTGACAGCAAATCCATCAATAAAGGCGATGGCCTGTGGCGTCAGCGTAAAAAGCTGGATGAAGTTTTCCTGGATAAAGTAAAACGCGAACTGATCGCTGAAGCCGCTGCAGCCGGACGCTATACCGGACCTGCCGAACTTGCGCCGGGCTATGTTGCACCAGTCGATCCGACTCCTGCAGTACCCGTTGCGCCTGCCAGCACTGTTCCGGCAGCGCCAGTGAACAGTGCCCCGACTGCCCCGGTAGCACCTGTTGCGCCTGCTGCTGACCCAGCGAAAGTCTATAACAGCCAGGTATTGCAGTCTGCACTGATGCAGATGTTCGGTCAGATCACTGGTGAGCGTGCCGCGCCGATCAGCCAGCGTATTCTGGCGCTGTACAACACGCAGAACATCATGGCGCTGTCAGACCCTGCACAACTGAAATCTGCTATCGACCTGATCGAGCGTATCAACCAGACGCCAGCAGATGCTGAAAACATTCTGGGTCAGGCTGAAGTCAGCAAAAACATGGGTGGTGCATTCTGATGACACGCAACGCTACCTTTAGTGCCAGTGGTTCTAAACGTTGGTTATCTTGTCCGGGTAGCGTTCAACTGTCACAGCGGATCGATTTCGATGAACCTTTAAGTACGAGTAAACAGGAAGGTAAAGCCGCTCACTGGGTGCTTGAGCAAAAAATTAAAGGTAAACCACCATTGATGCCTTGTGTTGCACCAAATGGTATTACAGTAACTGATGATATGCATGAACATGCTGATGAATTCATTGCTGATGTTCTGTCAGTTGGTGCAAAAATCGATCCGCTGTTTTCAGAAGTTCGCATTCATATTGACTGGCTTTTGCCGGGACAATACGGCATCTGTGATTATCGCTGGTATGATTTTTTAACCGATATCCTTTACGTTTGGGATTACAAGTACGGTCATCAGGCAGTGGAAGCCGAAGATAATACACAGGGTGTGTATTACGCACTGGATCAACGTTGTATCAGTTCGGTTAAACAAGTGGTATTTACAGTCGTTCAACCGCGTGCATGGCATCCGAATGGAATGATTAGACGCTGGCAGTTTTCACGCAGTGTATTGATGGACTGGGCAGATCGCTTTAAGAAAGGTTTTACTGATGCTCACAAGATCGATGCGCCTTTAGTTGTCGGCGATCATTGTCACTATTGCCCGGCTCGTGGTTTATGCCCGGCCCTTTACGAGAGGATCATTGAATTGGCTACGGTTCTTGATGCACCACCATCATTGACACCTGAAGAGGTAGGGCAGCGTTTACAGCTGCTGGAGGAACTTTATTCACGGGCGAGCGATGCTAAAACAGCGTTGCACATTCAGGGTTTGCATTTCGTTCGGCAAGGTAAGCCGCTACCCGGTTTTAAACTGGCCCCGAAACAAACCCGACGTCAGTTAACCGACGAAGGGAAACTGATTGGTGCCGCGCCTATGTTTGGCGTTATGCCTGATACGCTTTATGAACGTAAACTGAAGCCTCTGGCTACTCTGGAAAAAACATTACCCAAAGCGCTGGTTGACATGTGCACAACGAAACCTGATGGTCAGTTTACGTTAGTACCTGATACCGACGCTCGAACTGGTTTTAGCACAATGGCTGAATCCGTTTTCAATACTCCCGTGACGATGCCCGCAGGCGCACGTCCATTATAAAAGGTAAGTAACATGGCTAAAGTAGTTGAAAAATTCGTCACTCCGGTTGGTCGTCTGGTTGGTGGTTCGTTCTTCGATATGAACACGAAAGATAACAACGGACGCGATCTGGATCCTAAAAAATACAACTGGTGGGTTGGTCTGGCATTCCCTAAAACTGCCGCGAACTGGTGGGAAGAACAGGGCGAACTGGGCGCAGTATTCCAGGCAATCCTGAAAGCTGCCAGTTCGCATTATGTTGCCGGGGAAACGCAACAAGCCACTTTCGCGTGGAAAATCACGAACGGTGACGACCCGAAACACGCAACTAAAACGGGTTATCCCGGTCACTGGATTATCGGTTTTTCTCGCAACGTGGCAATCGATGCTTGTCCGTTGTATAACGCACAGTTCCAGCCTGTGATCGATAAAAACCAGGCTAAAAAAGGCTACTACTACCGGATCAGCGGATCGACGTCTGCAAATGAAGCAACGGGTAATCAGGCGGGTGTTTACATCAATATGGAAATGGCGCAACTGCTGTACGCAGGTGAAGAAATCATTTCTGGCCCGGCTCCTGCGTCTGTGTTTGGTGCTGTACCAGCAATGCCCGCAGGTGCCACTGCGATCGGCGCGACACCTGCGCCTGTAGCCGCTCCTGTTGCGACACCTGCGCCTGTAGCCGCTCCTGTTGCGACACCTGCGCCTGTAGCCGCTCCTGTTGCGACACCTGCGCCTGTAGCCGCTCCTGTTGCGACACCTGCGCCTGTAGCCGCTCCTGTTGCGACACCTGCGCCTGTAGCCGCTCCTGTTGCGACACCTGCGCCTGTAGCCGCTCCTGTGAAAGTGATGACTGAAAAAGCCGCTGGTGCGACTTACGAACAGTTTGTTACACAAGGCTGGACTGACCAGGCAATGATCGAGCAGGGTTACATGGTGATGACCACCCCCGCGCCGGGATTTCTCACAGGTAACGGTTACTGATAGTTACTGGAACTGGGACGACATACCGCTTTGAACAGACATGGGGCCATAGCGCCCCATTTATTTATCAGGATTTACTATGAAATTTGATGATTACATTTACGATCAGGAAACGTATCCCAACTGTTTTCTTTTTGGTGCACGCCATGTTGCCAGTGGTCATCGTTATATATTTGAAATTTCACAACGTCGTGACGATCGAGTTCATTTATTTAATTTCTGTGATTATTTACGCAATAATAATGGTCGTGGTGTTGGCTTCAATAGTCTTGGTTTTGACTATCCTATTTTACATAGCATATTGAATAATATTCAATATATTACCGTTTTGGATATTTATAATAAAGCGGATAAGCTCATAAACGGCACTAAAGAAGAAAAACGTGCTCAAATGGTCTGGCAAAGCGAATGGTATTTCGCACAGCTTGATTTGTTTAAAATGCATCATTTTGATTTCAAAGGTAAGCAAAAGCCTAAAAATGATGATGAAGAAAAAATCGGCGGTGTTAGTCTTAAATCGTTAGAGTTTGCGATGCGTATGGATTCTATTGAAGACTTACCATATCCGCCGGGTACATACTTAACCAACGAACAAATAGATGTTGTCCGCTCATACATGATGCATGACGTTGACGCAACATATGATTTCTATATCAAAAGCGCTGATGACCTTTCATTTCGTGAAGAAATCGGTGCTGAATATCAAAGAGATTTTTCAAATACCAGCGATACTAATATCGGTAAAGAATTCTTCATTATTAAATTAGAAGAAGCTGGCATTCCTTGTTATGAGAAAATTTCAGGCCGTCGTCAGGTTCGTACAACACCTAGACCAGAGATTGTATTAAATAATCTTATTTTCCCTTATGTTCAGTTCGAACGTAGGGAGTTTAACGACGTTTTAACATTTATTCGCAGTAAAGTTATAAAAGAAACAAAGGGTGTATTTAAAAATCTTACAGCGAATATTGACGGTTTTAAATTTTTCTTTGGTGTAGGTGGTATTCATGGTTCAGTAGAATCACGCCATTTACAGAGTAATGCGCAGTACGTATTAATTGATGATGATGTGGAATCATATTATCCGAACCTTGCTATTAAAGGTAGAGTTTACCCCGAACATTTAAGTCCTGTATTCTGTGATGTTTATGACAATCTTTTCCATTACCGCAAACAGTTTAAAAAAGGAACTGGTAAAAACAAAATGGTTAAACTGGGTCTGAATGGCACCTATGGAAATAGTAACTCAAAGTTTAGCCCGTTCTACGATCCTAATTTTACAATGACTATCACACTGAATGGTCAATTCTTACTTTGCATGTTAGCTGAACAATTAGTAAAAATTCCAGGGTTAATGCTTGTACAGGCTAATACAGATGGTATCACTTATTATGTGCCTAGGGTGTTTTTACCACAGGTTAACGCCATTCGTGAATGGTGGATGAATCTTACTAAACTTACCCTGGAACAAAATGAATACTCTGATATGTGGATACGTGATGTTAACTCATATATAGCGCGTTATGCATCAACAGGAGAACTTAAACGTAAAGGCGCATATGCTTACGGTAAGGATTTACGATGGGAACAGAATTTTAGCGGTCAGGTTATCGCAAAAGCAGCAGAAGCCGCACTGGTGTATGGTAAAAACATTAATGACTTTATAACATCACATGAAGACGTTCATGATTTTATGATGCTTGCCCGTGCTAACCGTAATGCTGAATTGTTTTTCGGTGAACGTAAAGTTCAAAATACAAGTCGTTATTATGTCAGCACCGATGGTGAACCGATCACAAAATTTTTACCACCAACTGCAGCACAGCTCAAGAAAGACCCAAATGCTGGTAAACGTGCGGTTGCTATCTGCAAAGGGTGGACAGTAACAGAGTGTAACAACATGCAGCGCTTCAACCGGGCAACACTGAACTATGAGTTTTACATTAAAGAGGCTGAAAAGCTGGTTGCGCCGTTACGGTAAACCGTATAGAATTATTTAAAACTTACTGAGGCGATAAACAATGCATACTTCACATAAATTCCTTTCTGGTTCCACCATTGGCGTGTTTACGCCGGGTAAAGTTTACAACCGCGTTGACGGGTTCGTTCGTGACGGGAAATCCCGTGGTTTCTACATTGATGACCGTGGTGAATTCCGCCTGACCGATGACGCACTTTTTGAACCTGTAGAACAGATCGAATTGCGTTTACCACGAATGCCGGTTTTCCCGCCGCGCCAGGAACGTTTGAAACTGGCTGCACGCTGGGGTGTTTCTGAAATCAGTATCAGTAACTGGTACATGGTTGACGACCTCATGAAACCGTGGCGCATCACTGACGCAATTTTCGGCTCGCATGTTCTGACAGAGCCGAATACAACTGTTTTCGCGCCGGGTGAACTGGCAGAACTGGCTAATACTCGCGGCTACCTGTTATCAGAACTATCTGTTCGCTGGGGCTATCATCACGGGTGCGAAACCCTGCATTCAATCAGCACCAACCCGCGCCGTGTGGCTATCATCTGGGATATGTTAGAAGGAATGAAACGTCATGACTGATTACAGTAAGTTGAGCGACTTTGAGATCAATAAAAAAGTTGATGATATCTTACATCCTCCATATACAAATTTACGTCATGTAAAAGGATATAACAAACATTATTGCAATAATCCAACAGATGCATGGTCGATCATTGTTGCTAACAAGATAAGTATCGTATCACTCAATGATAAATGGATTGCAGCACCGGTTGATACCGTAATTGATGGGATTACCGGAGATTTTGACGTTTGTTTTTATGCAAGTGATAGTGCTGTCACTGACGTAAACCCACTTCGCGCCGCGATGATCGTATTCTTACAGATGCAGGAAGATAAACAATGAAACTCTGCTATATTGCCGGGCCTTACCGTGCTGAATGTGCGCTTAAAACATCCCGTAACGTGTCTCGTGCTGAACAAATGGGTAAACGTCTGACGTTAGAGCGTCCTGAATGGTTCCCGGTAATCCCACACAAGAACACCGAACTTTGGGACTTTGACGGCGGTCTGCGCAACGTTCAGCCTGAATACTACCTGTCAGGTACACTGGAAGTTATGCGCCGCTGTGATGCTGTTCTGGTGCTTCCTGATTACCGTCGTTCGTCTGGCACACTGGCAGAAATTGCAGAGGCTGAACGGCTGGGCATCCCCGTTTATTACAGTGTAGGGAGTATTCCGCATGGTGATTAACATGGAATGTTTGATCGGTATGCGTATGATGCTTGCCGATAACAGTATTGATGCTGTAGTTACCGATCCACCTTATGGCCTGAGTAAACAGCCTGACATGAGTGAAGTATTACGCCACTGGTTGAACGGTGATGATTATATTCACACGGGCGGGGGTTTCATGGGTAAGACCTGGGATAGTTTTGTACCCGGTCCGTCAATCTGGAAAGAAGTTTTCCGCGTCCTGAAACCAGGCGGTCACTTGTTGGCCTTTTTCGGAACACGTACCTATGACCTGGGAACACTGGCGATCCGTTTAGCAGGGTTTGAAATACGCGATCAAATTGACTGGGTTTATGGTTCTGGTTTTCCTAAGTCGCTGGATGTGAGTAAAGCCACGGGTGATGAACAGTGGGAAGGATGGGGAACTGCTTTAAAACCTGCTCATGAACCAATCTGTGTTGCGCGTAAACCACTGGCAGGAACCGTTGCTGAAAATGTTATGCAGTTCGGCACAGGTGGTATGAATATTGATAATTGTCGAATTGATAGCGACGGTAGTCATAAAAGAAAATATCAACCAACAAATAATGAACGTAAAATATTTAGTAAACAAAAAGGATTCATACCTACTAATGCTGAAGGTCGTTTCCCAGCTAACTTTGTCCACGATGGGTCTGATGAAGTGGTAAGCCTGTTCCCTGCAAAAGCTGGGGCTGCTGCACCCGTTAAAGGCATTGAACAAAGTCAGGCGTCAACTGGAAACGTTACAGATCAGCGTGAAAGGATTCCTGGTGCTTTTCACGCTGACTCAGGAAGTGCAGCACGGTTTTTCTATTGTGCTAAAGCGAGTAAATCAGACCGTGATGAAGGTGTATTACTGGCTAAAAGAACCGCTGCTGAAATGACTGATCGTGAACCTGATACAGACGGGTTAAACAGTCCTCGCGCTGGTGCCGGGTGTACTTCTGGCGCACGTAATAACCATCCTACCGTTAAACCTACAGCGCTGATGCAGTGGCTTGTACGCCTTGTTACACCACCAGGTGGTAAGGTTCTGGATCCGTTTACAGGTAGTGGTTCAACTGGTAAAGCCTGTGCAATTGAAGGTTTTGATTTTATCGGTTTTGAAATGGACCCACATTATTGTGAAATAGCTAAACAGAGGATCAACTATGTCCACAATCGTTGAGTTTAACCAATTAGACCCGGCTAAACGGCCCACAGGACGCTTCGCACGATTGCCACAAACACGGGAACAGTTTTTACCGTTGCTCACTATGAGGGGGATTAAAACAGATCCACATGGGTTGATAGGAACATCCCTGTTCATGTACCGGACTGAATACCCGGTTCCGGCATCGTGGGTAGAAGTGACTGTTGAAGATTTACTGAAGACTGTCTACTAATCCGTTGTGAATACGTGCACACTTAAAATAAATATCTAACCACCGATCGTTAACATCAGTTGAATCAGTTCCCGTCAGACCGTTTAACCGTGGTAAGTTTTCGGTCTGACACTTCTGAACCAGCGCGGCCTGATAAACGACTTTCTGCTTCGGTAACTCGTTCGTTGTACAGGCGCTGATACTCAGGAGTAAGACACTCATTACGAAAAATAGTATTAGTTTTTTCATGTCGTATTTCCACAATTTTAGTATTTTGTGACCAGTCAGCTATACCGCGAAGAACATCATCAGCCAGTTCCTGTTGTGCCTTTAACCGTTGTTGTTCCCGTTCGGCATCATTCAGATGTTCCTGACGTTCTTCATTTACTCGTGCTTTATAGCCAGCCTGATAACAGGTGTATGCGCCAGCACCTAATACCAGAACAGTTGCAACAACAGTAATTAAAACACTACGGATTATCATTCGGTGTACTCCGCTGTTTGTCTACTGCGATTTTTTTAGCACCGACATACTGACCGATACAGAAACCAAAATATGTCAGTAATACGGTATTATCAAGAGTCTCATCCACAGCTTGGTAAATCAGAATACCCGTCACCACAAGAAACCCTAAAGCCGCTTGTGCGCGGCTTAAAGAGATCCCCCCTGTTGTATTACGTAATATGCTGAACTTGTCCATACTCATTACCTTACGCCGGGTAAGAAGCATGTGGTAACTGAAAATGTGGACCATCTTTCAGGGTTTTCCAGTCACCACCCCATTCAACTGGAATGTTTAATTCCTTTGCAGCCTGTTTAAAAGCAGTAGCGATCTGTTCGTAATATTTCCATTCCCATGACCCAGCCGATGTGGGATAAGCAAAAACATCCACGGCATGACCAGAAATATGACGACTGTTCATTGTCTGACTTTTACCAGTGGCGACCAGTTGTCGTTGTCGTTCAACAGTGCGTAAACCTTCTGTGATACCAAAATCAACAGATGATAACTGAAGGGCGCGACGTACAATTTTCACAAGATCCGCATTAACCCCTTTCAGATTATTTTCGCTTCTCTGACTGAATTTAAAATTACTCATTTCTGATTACTCCCGGTTCGACGTTGTTCAACTTTCAGACTTTCAATAACAACTTTTAGATCGTTCGTTGACTGCGTTAACTCTTTAACGCTTGCGAGAATTTCAGCATTCTGTGTGGCCTGATATTCAATACGTACATCATGTACATCAACACGGGATTCGACACGTTTAGCAAGATTATATGCGTCATTAGCTTGTGTCTTAGTATCTGCAACATCCTTAGCTGTTGCGTTAACCTGATTCTGAAGCACCCCGTACCCTACCGCACCACCTACAATAAATGTTATGATGGGCCAATACTTCAATAGCGGATTCTCAGACATTGTTCCACACTCCCAGGAGGGTTTAAAGATGGCTAATTGCAATGATTATATCAGTGCAGGTGATGTGAAAACAGGTAAACAAGCGATTTTACACATTGAACACGTTGCGAAAAGTCGTGATGCTGCTGGTAACCATGCACTGGAAGTGACAGATACAATCCGTGGTGAATCAGTTACTAACAAGACACTTGATGGACTTGAAAATTTATATAACCAAACAGTATCACAAGTTGGCTATATCACTCTGGACAGTTTCGAGGACGGGAATAATCTCACACTGCCAAATCAAGTTCTGCGCTTTGAAGCAACTGGTGAGTATTATCGATGGGACGGGGCATTTCCTAAATCAGTACCTCCCAGTTCAACTCCAGAATCAACAGGTGGGATTGGTACAGGTAAATGGTTAAGTGTGGGTGATGCGGTATTCAGAAGCGAAGCTGATAAGAAGTTCAAATATTCGGTAAAACTTTCAGATTACATGACGTTACAGGAAGCTGCTACTGCTGCAGTAGATAGTCTGCTTATCGATATCGACTATAACTTTATCGACGGAGAAGCTGTTGATTTTGGTGGAAAGGTTTTAACCATTGAATGCAAAGCGAAGTTTATTGGCGATGGTGTCCTTAACTGGAATAACTTGGGTAGTGGATCCAAAGTTATTTCCCCTCATATGCATACTAAGACAACTCCTTATACTGTATACCGTTTTGATGATAATGGAAACTGGGTAACAAACCCTACTACAGTATTGGCATCCGTTGCACAGAGACTTGATAAAGGTTACAAGCCAAATGTTAATGATCATGACATTTGGGCATCTTTACCTGACAATGTTAAGAATCAGGTAGCCGGGGCAACATTACGAGTTAACTCTGCTAATAACATTATTTTTACCCATCCTGAAGCTACTATGGGAGGATATTTATTTACTCTCTGCAACCATATTTTAGTTGAATCCCCTCGTAACTTTATTGCATGGGAATCTGGTATTACATTTGAGAATCACCACACTACTGCCTGGGGCACTGGCAATAAGGTAGTGGGTGGAGAGATTAAATATGGTTCTGGTTCTGCTGTGTTGTTTATCCGAAATGATGGTGGCGATGATCACGATGGTGGGGTTCGGGATTTAATTTCATATCGCGTAGGTGAGAGCGGTGTAAAAACCTATCAAAATGAAATAGGTGGGCGCTCAGCAAGAAACTATCGCCTGGTGTTTGATAACATAACCACTATTCAATGCTACTATGATGGTATTGACGTTAATGCTGATACTGGTTCACCAACTGAACGAGTGGATGATTATACTTTAGCTGAGTACCCGTGGTTCCAGTTACCGACGCAACACATTATCCGTAATATCATTACGCGTGATTGCATGGGTATTGGTGCATGGTGGGATGGGCAGAAAAATATTATTGATAATGTTGTTACCTACGAAGCTCATAAGGAAGGTATGTTTGACAGAGGAACAAATAATGACATTACCAATATCACCGTAGTGTGCGCAAACAAAGACCTCACCAACCTAAACCAGATTGTTTGTGAAGGCGGAAGTCGCTTAAGAGGGATAATGGTACATGCGTATACCACGCAAGGATATGCAGTATACGCTCCATCCTCTGAGGTTAGCAATGTTTCATGTGCAGGTTCAGGAACCAAAAAAATACTTTGTACGTATGTTGCTGACATTCAAGGTGGTAATATAAATGTGCAGCATGGTGAGAACGCTATGACATTGTCTATGCGACCTGCTATGGGTGGTACTATTAATCCGTCGCTGGTTCTGACTGCTGACTGTCAGGTGGCTTCTCCTGGGAATGAGGCAAGTATCGTAAAACTTTCTGCTATTCAGGATGGTGCAAGGGTAGGTGAACTTCAGTTAAACCGTCTTGGTTTCAAACATATGAGCATTCCTGTTGCGGAATCTCAGTTGCCTGAAAGTGCATTGGAATTTAATTCTTCTATAGGTTTTTTCTTCGGAACTGATGACGAATTACGAATTCTTGCCAAAAAACCTGATGGTACATTTGTGACATACTCATTATAAATAATTCATTTTAGAAGGCCCATTATTGGGCCTTCTTCATAATAACTCTAAGTTTCAAACATCTACATTAACAAAGTATTTATAATGTATGTTAATCATCCTGATAATAACGTGCATCGTAATTGATGCACGTTAAACCTACCTGATAGTTATTATCCCTACCTGACGGTTTCATACTTTGAACAAGCATTGCTAACTTGCTTCTTTCATCATCTGTACGAATAATAAAAGAAGTTCGATCCTGCAACCATCCTGTATAAATTTCTTCAGTAGGTGCTGATTTTAAGACAACAGTAAATTCGTCATCACCAGCAGTTACAGGAATATTTTCAATAGTACCTAAACGACCAGTCAGACTTATAGAATAAGAATTACCCGGCTGAATAGTCACGGGGTCACTTAATGTTAGTGTTAACCCATCAACATCTTCAATAAAACCTTCCATTTGTTTCATGCGAGTATTATCAATCATATCTACACGCATACCTGGAGTAGCTTGCAAACCTATACTGTTAGCAGTCGTCTCATGTGTAACTCGTTGATAACGAAGTTTATTCATTTCACGATTAGCACGGATGGTTGCAAGATATTTTGACTGACATGCAACTAAATCTATTTTATTCAGGTTTAGTTCTTCACCACGAGTAACGTACAAATATGATTTTGCATCATGATCGAAGTATTTAACCTGTACGCCAGTATATTCTTTAGGTGGTGCAAATGTTCTTGTTCGCTTATCACTATCAGGAACTTTATAAGCGTGTCCAAATTGCATTGCTGATTTATCCTGTGGTAATTCAGGCCAAAAATACAAAATACTTCCGACCTGGTAAGGAGTTACGTTAACGGTATTACAAATCGTTTGTAAACCTTCTTCATAAGTTGTACTGTTGTTATCAAAGGTGTAACCAACCTGGATTGCCCGTGGATCACCAAAATAATTTAATAATTGTTGTTGAACAGCATATAATGCATCACGATCTATTGTATCTATAGTACGACGACCAAAAAATGGATCAAGATGCATTGACATTACCACATCTGCAAAATTTGAACTTGCAATACCATTATATATACGAGTTGCAATCATATTTAATTTACGTTCTTTTTGTTTTAATGCAGCATTAGTTGCTTTAGTTACTGAATGAATAAGTGTGACGTCACCATAACTACGCGGGGTGATATTACTTATTGCATACAGATCACGCCATTTAATGTTATCAACTACAGAACCTTTAAACTCTTTATCTGTAGTTGTTATACGACGCACAGAAACGTTTACTGGACCATCATAAGGATTATCTACAATTAATGTATTACCTACAGCTTCTGTAAAACGTCCAGTTACACTCATATAATGTATAATATTAGGTTGAACATGATTAGGGTCAGATAAAATTACCTCAAAATGAACAGCGAATGTATATACATCACCATCTGTTAGATATACACCATTTTGCGCGTATAAATTGACCATTATTTTATCAGCACTATCTAATAAATATGGTCCTACAATATATGGTGTAACACTATCTAAAGATGGTTTAAAAATAACTTCAGTCGTACCTGCTTCTGATGTGAACTGCCAGTTGCCATCGTTACGTAAATATGCTTTCAGATATGCATCCTGACCGCTGGACGATAAATCGTCCCAACCATCATGACCCGTAGTATCTATAATCAATGTATTTTCACTGGCAAATAAAACAGTATACGTACCAGATAAATCTTTCCTCGTGTATGTATCAATAGGTAAGGCATTAGCTTTAAAACTATAAAAATCAACTAAATTAATTTCACTACCTACAGGTGCACGTTCAGACCAGTCGATATTAGTACCACTACCAGAAGTAACGGTGGTATCAATTTGACCAGTGCTATAAATCTTAAATGATGCATTACTAATATCCGCATAGTTAGGTGGTTTCACTTCAGACCCATCTGCTTCATTTGATGATTTAGCAACCATGATCGGAAATGTATCTATATCAATACTACCACCAATATTCATATATGGTGAACCATGACCTGGTGCATTGCCTTTTTTATAAAAATCTAATTTTTCACCAGTAATATTAGCAGCAGGTGTAATTCCATCACGAACGTCTGATACTTCATATTCACCAACACCTAAACACAGGAACTGAACTTCATATTCAGTTCTGTCAATAAAGATACGATAATCCATTAATAAATCAGGATATGCCAGAACTTTACCACGGATATCGGCAATACGTTCACCGGGGCGTGATGTGTTAGTACGTCCCTGAAGCGCATTGTTAGAAGATGCGGAACGAGAATTCTTAAGACTGGCTGATGTACTCGTGCCAGGCATGAAAATTTTTAGAATTGGATTAAGAATTGTACTGATTATTTTACCGACAAAACTTAACGCCCCACCATGGGGTAATTCATACAGGTGGTATGTAGCATCAGGATCTGTTAGTAAAGAAGGGTCTGTTACCCATTTTTGAGTAATGTTTTCATCATCTTTAAATATGAGCAATCCACGGGGACGTACTGATCCCACGGGCCAACGGTTAAGCATCCATTCACCAAAATCAACATCATCACTTTGTTCTTTTGGGTTTGTATGATAAATGACTTTAGACACTTTTCATTCTCCAGAATGTAATTTCTTTATGTGCTGTTTTGATTATACTCAAAGGTGACCGTATTGTCTGTCCTGGTGAATTGTCTGACGGTTGATAACAATGATGAACCATGTTGTCATCCCAAACACCAACGTGTAAACCACCTGAATAACGATTTTTCATCAATACCAGTGCACCCTGTTCAGGAACGTCCACAGGGATAAAACGTTTACGCATCCAGCGAACAAATTTAATATCCCACTCAGCGCCCCGGACAGATTTCAGTACATGTGGGTAACCATTTAAAGTGTACCATTGTGAAACTTCATGTGTGCAGTTCCACCTGTCAATGTCATAACGATCACCAATCATATGGCATACGCCAGTAATGAAGGGAAACGTTCAAAAGTAAATATCTCACCTGTCCCGGCGAAGTTCGTAATAGGTGGTGATGCTGTAAAAGTACAGCCCTGTGATGTTGTAGTAATATCACCAGCTTCCAGTGTATATGGACCATCCTGAATATCAGAGACAGAACCATCTTCCCTGTACACAAAAGTTCTGAGGATAACGGAAACTTTTTCATCAGTTTCAAGCGGGATCAGGTCAAGATATACACCCACTACTTCATTCAAATCCTGAATAGTAAACGAATAATCCTGTGATAAATCATTTTGTTTATTCGCTTTTTTCACGCTCATGGGTATGTATTGATAATTGTATTCCTGACCATCTTCATGAACTGCAGAAAAACCGGGATGAACACTGGTGATATACAATACTTCAGGCCATGCACTATGATTTAACTGGATTCCATCAACCACTCCTTTACCAGTAGTGGCGACGGTTAAAAGTTCTTTAAGTTCGTCTTTCATTCTGGTATCCACGCATTATCTAATAATAAACCTGTTTCAATAATACCTTTAAGATAACATGCTGAATTATTTCCCTGACACTGAGTTATGAGTAAACGTGAAGCCATTGCGCAACGGTCTATGATTGGAACAGCTTCCAGTTGTAAATCAATGGAACCTTTCCAGCCTACAGTGTTTGCAGTTACGCGATTAACGATTTGAACAACATGTTCCTGGATAAAACCATTTACCAATAATTCCATTACAAAACGTTTACTACCTTCAGCAATAGCAAAGTTATAAAAATCATCCCACCATTGCAACATCGCGGGTGTTGCAAGCTGAACAGTACAGGAAACAGTTGCAGGGCCACCAAAAGAACTACGCCCCAACCGTGACAATGTTCCCGCTATATCAGACCGCGTTACACCATATGGTGGTACATATGAGTAATTATCACGATCTGGGCGAACCATTTCGCCACCATATTCAAGCCGTGGTAAATCGTCTGTATTCGCCATTGTTAGATTTTCCTGTTCGCATCGTAGTTTGATTTAAACGCTTTATTCGTTGTGCTATATGGGTCATTCCATTCCCGTGCTGATTGTGTTGGGAATTCTTCACCGATAATCATGATAACATCATCACGGGTTAATCCTTGTTTGACCTGCACACGTTCACCACCGTAGTTATGCACCTGTATATTAGGCGCTGAACCACCTTCAGACCCTGGTGTATAAGTTCCACGGTTCATCGCCTCTAAAGTCGTCCTGTAACGACTTGTAGCCTGTTTAGTGCTAACGAATTCACCATTACTTAATCGTGCATTAATGCTATCACTTTGTCCTGTACCCGGACCAGACACATAACCACCTGTTGCAAAACCAGTACCTGCAATAGACTGAATATTGCCAAGAATCGCCGTACCTTCAGTCAGTGCCTTGGCTGCAAAAGGGATATTCGCCGGAAACGGTAGCGCCATTGCCTGACTAACTGCGGTCCACAGGTTAATACTTGCCTGTGCAATACTAAATGCTTTAGACAGTGCAAACATCGCTTTATAAGCGCTTGACTGTTCACCCTTCGATTGTGCTAAACCGCTTGCCATTTGACCCAGGAAATCAGCACTGGATTGTAACAACATGCTGTAGTTAGCATTAGCCAGATTCATACGGGCTTGTTCCCCAGCCTGTTGAATCTGTGTTTTCATATCCTGGTATTGTTGTTCACTGATTAGATCTTGTTGACGAGCATCCTGAACAATACTAAGACGTGTTGCTTCCTGCTGTTTAATCTGATCAAGTTGATATTGATACGGGTTCAACTGTGCCTTCACATCAATATCAACTTGTTTTACATCCGCACTCAACTGTGCTATCTGCTGTTGACGTTGTAATGCAGCCACATGTGCATCAACAGCAGCACGTTCAGCATCTGTCGCGTCTTTATTCAGTCGTGACTGTGCTTCTGCCTGTTGTGAAGCCAGCGTTAACTGTTGACGTACCTGATATTCTTTCTGATACGTTGCTGTAAGTTGTTCAACAGACGACCCTTGTGTTAAAGCAATCTGAACTTGTTCACGGGCTAACTGAACATCGTATTGACCTGCATTTACTTTATCCTGTAGCGTTTTCAGGTATTTTTCGTTAGCCGCCTGATTACGTTCCAGTTCTTTTTGCGCACGTTTAGCCGCTGATGATTCATCACTTGCGGATTTCTTCTGATCCTTTTGAGACTGTTTGAAATCATTTTGTTGTTTGAGTAATGCAGCATAATCAGCGATCTGTTCTTTAGTCGCTTTATTACCCAGTTTCTGACTGGCAGCAAGTTCGTAATTACCATCAGCGAGTGCTTTAGTATACGTAACCTGTTCTTTCAGATTTTTAATCTGTTTTGCTGACTCAGCATCAGGACGACCAGCAGCCTGTGCAGCCGTAATACTTGCCTGAAATTGACTTGCCTGACTTGCAAGATTTTCAGCAACACCTTTACCCAGTGGAGTAGCCTGAACAACACCACGTTGTGCATCTGCCTGTTGTTTTGTTAACTGAAGATCAATTTTTTTAAGTTCGTTTAACTTTTTCTGTGCAGCACCAGTATCATTAACAAACTTTGTATAGCCACCCACTGTTTGAGTGGTATAGCCACGCTGAATTTGTGCTTCCAGGTCAGCAATTTCTTTCAGATTAGCTTCACGTTTTGCTGTTACACCGTTAAGTGTATTTGTTGCCTGTGCTAGTTTATTTGTCTGATCAGCCGCTTTAATTAATTCTGTTGCACCTGACACACCCCCGGCTAACATATCCAGGAATTTAGCAAGGAATTTAGATGCACCGATCTGTTGATCAAGTTCAGCAATAGCCACAGAAAGATTATTTCGTAATGCGGTAGCTGACTGATCGACAGATCGTGGTAATTTGTCAAACTGTGCACTGATATCATCAGTTGCATTATTCAGTAATAACAGTTTATCGCGGGTGATTTCACCATCAGAACCTAACTGTTTAAGTTCCCCCGTGGTAACACCCATCTGTTTTGCCAATACCTGTAATACAGTCGGTAACTGTTCAGATACAGATCTGAATTCATCACCCTGTAATCGACCTGACGCGAACGCCTGTGATAACTGATAAATAGCCGCTGATGCTTCTGCACTTGATGCACCAGAAACACGGGCCATTTTCTGAAGGTTGTCAGTAAACTGAAGAATTACCTGATTGCTGATCCCGGCATCTTTGCCAGCAGCAGCAAAACGCTGAAAACTGTTTGCTACGGCATCAATATCAGTCCCGGCACGGTTAGCCTGTTGTACCAGTTGTGCGAAAATTTGCTGTGATTCAACAGAGGTTGCTGTATACAGATTAATACGACTTTGCAACAGTTCAACTTTCGTTGCTGTGTCTACAAATGCTTTACCCCATTCATAAACAGTTCCGGCAACCTGTAAACCAACAAACGCTTTTGCACCCGTAACAAGGGTATCTAATGCGCCTTTTGTTTTCTGCGTTGACTGATTAGTATTGTCCTGCTGATTATCCAGACGTTTAAGGCTATTAGTCAGATCATCAATAGCTTTCTTTTCATCAGCCGTTGCCTGTTTAATAGTTCTGGCTAATTCAGCGAATTTCTGTTGATTGTTAACTGTCTGACCAGCAGCACGAGCAGCAGCACCCTGTGTAGCTAACAGGCGTGATTGTTCCTGTGCGGCTTCACGGGTAGCACGAGCAACAGCAACGGCTTTAGCAGCCTGATTAGCTTGTTGTTGGGCTAACTGTTGGGCTGCTTTTGCAACCTGCTGTTCAGCCGTTGATAGCTGATTAGCAGCCTGTGCTGCAGCAATAGTTGATTTTTCAGTCTGATCTAACTGACTGTTAAGATTGTTAAGATTCCGGTCAGCGTTGGCTGTATCGATCTTAATGTCAATAGGGTACTGGGCCACGGTTAAGCCTCCTGAAACAATAACTGATATCAGTTTAACCTAACCGTGGTTTTGATACTATCCAGGCTTACGTGTAGATCTTAACGCTATCAGTAATTTCCACAGGAATTGTACATCAACGTTATAACACCGTGCATAACGCTCACAGGCTACCCAGTCTGCATCATATAGGTCAAGATACGCATTCCAGTAAAAAAGAGCGTCAGGGCGTAATACGGGCCTGTTCTGTACGACTACCGGGATTGCCTGTCCTCGTGCAGCCGCCCCCTGTGCAACCCAGTCCAGTTCATCACCGTCTGTTTTTTCATTCCACAGGAGGAAATCAGTTAGTTTTTTTCGATCTGTTTCTCCCAGTCATCTTTGAACATGGCTGAGTTGATAGCAAACTGAATCACACGCGCGTAAATATGACGACCAAAACGATCATCGTTTAACAGTTCAATAGCTTCTTCAATACTGAACGGTTCTGGTTTGTCATCTTCACCGATCAGTTTCCAGTCCAGCATCAGGACGTTCGCCACGAATTTAACACCTTCCTGGGTGTACTCCTGATTCCACAATTTTTCAAAGAAATTTTCTGACAGTTTACCATTCTGTTTCACATAGTCAGCAACAGCAGCGTTATACGCCTGATTAGCAGTGTTCAGATTCAGTACGGTAATGCTGAAATTTTCATTTAAAATCAGTTCAGCAGATGCTTTCAATACTAGTGGTGAAAGTGCTTTTTTAAGGTGATTGAATTTGTTTGACATAGTAGTTACCTGTTATGTTAGTGGACGGTTAGATATTAATAGTTCTGTACGAATTACGCAAGAGATTTAAAATAATTCTTGGCGGATTGCAGAAGGTAAGGTATCTTTAACTTATCGAAACGAACGGAGGATTAGGGTGATTATTAAAGTAAGAATTACAAAATCAAATTGTACGTTTGTAAAGGTCGGTGATGTAACTGAAATAACGGTTTTCAACGGTGTGAAAAGAATGTGGTCTAAAGATTAAATAGCTACGAGAATTTATCATGGATCATCAACATGTGGGGTGTAGAGTACGAAGAACTATAAATAAAAAAAGCCCCGGCGTTAAACCGGGGCAAAACTACCATCCACCATGTCATGCAGTAGGTAAGTAAGGGAACAGACTGAATCCGATCATATAACCAACTGTTTCCTCTTCATGGGCTGTCCCGGATACCGTAACTTTTACTTTCTTACCTGTTGCCAGGTTCTTTGAACCATCACCCAGTGTCATCGCAGGGATATTAACCACAAATGCCCCATCGCCGTTTACACCTGCCAGTTCGAAGTTAACTGTGGCGTTATTGCGGATTGCAGCAAGTACCGATCCATCCGTCATAACAGTTTCAGTATCCATCGTGATTTCCAGGTTGCCGATATTGGTAAATGCAGCACCCATCACACCCAGTACGTTTTCACCTGATACGTTGTTGTTAATTGTAACAGTAACGTCTTTCAGATACGTACTAAGACCACTTTCATCAATTCCGGTCAGTCGTACACGGTTCAGGTTAGTTACAGTATTATATGCTTCGTTAGCCACAAATTCACTGTATCCAGCACCCGGTAATGGTGTTTCAACAGGTTCTGACAAATCCTGTGCAACAAATGTAAGATCCATTGTCATTTTTTCAGTCAATGGTGCGTTGATAGTCATCTGATTTGCAGCTACAGCACGTGCGTATTCATAGATAACAGGTGTCGTGTTATAACGCGCTTCCATCGTATATTCAGTTTTCAGGAAGTCAGCAGAGTCAACAGGAACGTTACGTACAAAACTGGAAACAAACAGACGAACTGTTTTATCTGTTCCGGCTTCTGTGGTGAACTCGCTGTTACTCAGCGTTATTGTGTCAGCGTCGATAGTTGTCACACGGGCCATTTTACTGGTTACAGACTGTGTAAAACCATCTACATAAATATACTGACCCGGTACTAAACCCAGCGTAGTGAAATCAAGCGTGGTTGACGTTAACTGACCGTTACCATTAACAGCGATATCACCAGCAGCCGCAACATGACCGACAACATATAACCGTGCTTCTGCTGGCGGTGATGATTCTGCTGCTAACCCGGTCACCATAATTTCAGTGGTTGTACTGGAAGCGCCAACAGTTTTCAGACCATTGTTAGCAGCCAGTGTAAATCCTGTTGCGTAAACCAGAGTACCAGCAGCCAGTGCAGCACCCATCGTTGCTACGTTATAACTATCCGCATCAACACTGGTAACATCAATATCAATCGCACCAGCACCTACCCATTTACTATAGAGAAAACCATCACCCCAGTAACGGAAGGTATCCAGCGTAATATCAGTCTGGAAACCCGGCGCAACTTCAACGTTTGTCACCGTACCTTTACGTGCGGATCGGTCGGTACTGATCGGGGTACGTTGTGTTTTAGTAATGTCAGCAGAATACGAACTGATTTCATTCGGCTGTTGAACAGTCCAGGGTGTACCAGATACAGGTTCACATACTTTTGCTATGCTGAGTCGTGTAGCGTTAACATCAGCAGCCGGAACCTGTGAACAATTAAATACAGAATTCACCATTTTTTAAGCCTCGTTTGATTGCAATCAAACACAGTTTAACACTGAACAATCATATTGATAAACATGTGTTTTTATGAAATAATTCTATACACGTTGCATTGTATATGATACTTATGAAAAAGTTAACCACTAAAGAATTTATAAAACGTTGTAAAGAAAAACATGGTGATAAATATTGTTATGTTCTTACTAAATATAATAATATGCATACAAAAATAACTATAATATGCCCTATACATGGTATTTTCGAACAAAAAGCACAGGACCATAGTTTAGGTTACGGTTGTACTTTTTGTAGTGGTACTAATTTAAAATCAAATGAAGATTTCATAAAAGATGCTCAGAAAATACATGGTGTAAAATATAAATATCATAATGTTGATTATAAAGGTAATAAAACAAAAATAATTATAACATGTAGAATACATGGGGATTTTGAACAATTACCAGCAGACCATTTGAAAGGTAGTGGTTGTCCATGGTGTAAGAATGTTGCAAAGAAAGATACAGATATGTTTATACATCAGGCATCTGTCGTTCATAAAAATAAATATAGATATAACAACGCATTCTATATCAACGCACATACAAAGTTATTAGTAACATGTGAAAAACATGGTTTATTTGCAATAACCCCATGCAATCATCTAAACGGAACTGGTTGTCCTATTTGTCACCCTGGGGGATTTCGAACAGATAAAAAAGGATTTCTATACTTATTACGGTCTGAAGATGGATTATTTGTGAAGGTAGGGGTGACAAATAATATCAAGAATAGAATTAAAACTTTAATTAAGAAAACTCCTTTTAGATTCTCACTGGTGGAATGTTATAAAAATAATGGTAATGTTGTTTTATTTTTAGAAAAATGTTTTATTGATTGTTATGATACAGCAGGTTTTCAAGGGTTTGATGGTGCAACAGAATGGTTGCATTTTAATGATCAAATCCTTGAAAACTTTAGAGTTTTGACTAATAAATCTCCTCAAATTCATACGTGATAACGGTATTTGTCAAAAACCATGAGTTATCACGACCTTGATAACGAACATCAACATCTGTGTAAATTAATGGTCGGTCCTGCCATATACCCTCAAACAATCGCGCAAGACGATCCGCAATATCAATACTTAATGTGTCCATACCATATTGTGCAGGTGTACGAACCTGTAAAAAAACATTGCCTGTTCTTAAACGACGACGACAAACACCTTCACCACCCAGTGTTGTTATCGCCCACGGGCCGGGGTTATGTGTCAGGATCAGACCTGGTTTTTCAGTGGTGTCATCAGGTAATCCACCAGATGCAATTACAAATCGATCTGGCGTGATTTCCACGGGTAAGTTCGCCAGAACACGATTATAAACAATCCCTGAAACATCTGATAAATTCATGAATTAAACCTCACAATTATTCCGGCTTTCAGTATTGCACGTTCAACAAAACCAGATGGGGTTTGCATACTACTACCACTGTTAAGAACGCCAATATAGGGTACATTGTTAGTAATATGTAATTCCTGACCATTAATTTTAATACCACTGATGGTCACTGTGTCCTGTTCAACACGGGCTTTACTGGCTTCAACATTTCCTGTTGGTGTGTCAGGGCTGTTAGCAGGTTGCCCCTGGTCAAACCACCAGTTGTTGGTAGCCCAGCCAGTATCAATGGGTGAACCATCAGGTGGTTCACTTATGAGTATGTTACGTAGTGTTAAAACATATCTAATGACTTGACGATCCGTAAAATCTTGTAAGTCAGCCTTTATGTCTTTAAAGATACCTGTTATTCGGTTTATATCATTAACATTACGCGCCATTATACTGATCCGACAGGGTGAATAAATGCCATATCATCACCTAATAACCGTGGATTTTGACGATCTAAAAGTCGATATTCTTTACCACGTTCATCAACCACTACATCACCACGTTCCGGGACGAAAGCAGGAACAAATGACTGACTGTCCATAATGACCATAGTCGTTGTATTACGGGTCATTGTCAGCGGATCCCATTTTTCAAGAGGGTATATATAACCCCGGCAAGTATGAGATTCAGTAACACTTGTACCCGGTAATGTAGGATTAGAAGGGTTAGGAACCGTTGTCACACGTTTAACAGTTAAATCCTCGCCTACCTCAGCAAGTGCACGGGTAACACCGTCCAGAACTCTTTTACGCTGATCTGACATTATCGTTCACCCTCATTAAGTGCACGACCACTGTTTTCAAGCGTTACTGGTGGGTTATCGAATTGACCACGCTGAATAGCAGGTTGTATACCTGCACCAGTTAACGTAGCGCCACCTACACCCATGAAAGCACCCAATAAACCGCCACCAGAATCAGCGCCTGTATTGATACGCAGAATAAAATCTTTTTTAAGTTTATTCCATGCTTCTGCTGACTGACTACCACTGAGTGAAATCGGACCTACTTTAATATCAGTATCATTACTGGCAATTGATGCCATATAGTCACAAAGTGCTACGCAAATACTAAGCGGGTTTGTATAGCCGTTATCGATGTACCATTGAATTTGTTCGTCAGTAACATCAGGGACACTGATTAAATAACGAATACCTTCAACTGTAATAGACATGTGGTCACCTGTGATAAATGTTTTCGTTATTCTATCACGGTGCGGGCGGGGTTTCGATACGAAAAAAAGCCGTCTTACACAGACGGCAAATGGCTCTGGGTTGGTTAATATAGTACGCAGTTCAGAACGTTTCACAACGTGCTTTACCCACGGTTTGCGGCTTTCCCGCCAGCAAGATAAGGATCACCTCCTTATCAGCGAGTGTTCGTGTAGGGCTTCCACCTACTCCCATCAGTTTTTAAGTCGCTCAGATATCGTCTGGACTATTAAAGGCTAGGTTTTCAACAGTGTCTGCAACGCAGTCCTGTCTACTAAGCATCGCCTTAAACTAACAATATGTCACGAATAATTATAAGTCAAGCCTTGTGAATCACACCATTCAGCAGCCATGCTTTTACTTCCAAACGGTTCAGAATTCATCGGCATCCCCATAACATAAACATTATATGTTTTAGGCGCATCACGTCTGATTTCAGCCGTGGTAGTTGTTACAGGTTCATCAGCTACCATTGCGGGTTCATCAATCACCGCCCCTGGTTCATCAACGATTACAGGTGCTGCTTTACCTGAAGGTTCGATATGTCGCATACGTACAAGTGCATTTAAAACAGCCGTGGTAGCTTTTGATGTTGAAACTTTATCACCTGCTGATACTTTTTTACCGTTCCAAAGCATTGGTCGGGTGAATACATATTTAAGTGATGGATCGTATGAGTTACGCATAAAATTAACCTCATGAAAAAAAGGGGTGGCTTATGCTACCCCTTAATGTTACCACACTGGCTATTAAACCGCGTCGTAAAACAGGATACCCAGATCAGGTGCGACCATCTGAACATCAATAGCAAATTCCGCTTCGACGAAATTACCACGACGACCTTCAACACCCGGATAGGTACGAATAGACGGACCGTTATTGATACCCAGTCCGATAAATTCATTCCACGCAAAACCAGCAGCCGCAACAGGTTTCATATTACCCACTGTCGGTTCTACGTAGTTCAGCATCAAAACGCCAGTTTTAGCAAACTGGAAATCTGACATCGGGTTACCGTTAGAGTCTTCGATACCGTCTGCAGCCATGTTAACCACTGATTGCATAATTTCCAGCTCGTCAACTTCCAGCAGTGCAGCCAGCGCCTGTTTGGTAACCATACCTGGGTTCTGAGTGGTAGAACCACCGTTGATACGGTCGATAACAGCCGGGCTACGCGTCATCGCGTCATACACGTCCAGCGTCATCAGTGCCTTGTTCCAGCGACGACCCCCAGATGCCAGAGAGAATGCAACACGGCGTGACAGAACATCACCAATCGGATCTGCGTTCGCATTGGACCATTTCAGGAACTGGTTACCAGTAGGTGATGCATCAACACCCTGATAATCAACACCCCATTTACCCGCACTCAGAAACTTATCAGCAAAATCCACTTCTTTGTTGATCAACAACGCATCTGTGGTTACTGCTGACGCTTCCATGTCCAGTTGCTGACCGTTCTGAACGTTCGCACGTTTTTTATCAGAAATGAAGATACGGATCGCATCGTCATCAACGGTGTAGCCCTGGTTTTTGGTTTTGTAACCGATAGTGTTAGCAACGCCATCTTCGGCACGTTTGGAATTAACCGGACGACCAAAATAGCCTTTCGGATAGGTCAGGAACTTACCAGCAGCCTGATTAACAGGAACTACCGGGAAATAACGAGTACCGACAAACAGTGACGTATCCTGCCAGTAACTTACAGAAAAGTTTGACAGGAATGTATCTGGTGCGCCAACGTCGCGGTAATTCTGTTTGTAACTCATCGGTTATGCTCCTTTAGAATACGGTGCAACAAGTAATGCGGTTACTACCTGATTAACAGCAGTTGCGCCAGTCTGGGAAATGGCAACAACCAGTTGATCAGCGGTTGCGGTCTGGAACTTACCAGCAGCGGTTACAGCCAGTTCAACACCAGTACCGAACGTTGCATCCGCTTTAATCGGTACGAATTTTTCTTTTTCGTTCACCAGGTCAAAGAATACCCCAGCTTTCACATCATCAACGGAAACACCATCGATACGACCGCCAGCAGCAGGAAGTTTATATTTAGGTACACTCTGGTTAGAGTCACCTAGGGTGGTATCAAGTACCAGACCAAATCCTGCAGAGATATCCACGGATGCTACAGCGCGTGTTGGGCGCTCATAGTTCCAGTAAATTTTACTGTTCTTAGCCATTATTCGTCACCCCGCATCGCTTCAATTGCTTCCTGACCTTTTTTAGTTGCTGAAACAGCTTGCATAGCCTGGGTGCGTGTTTTACCCGGATTAGCTTTCAGCCATTCGTTGATCATGTCTTCCAGTGCGCTTGAACCTTTACCACCGCCAGCAGGTGCGGCTGGTTCCTTACGTGCTTTCCACAGATCATCAGCCTGTTTCAGTTTTTCAACCAGGAAATTACGTTCCGCTTCTGGTAAACGTTCCAGAGTCATAACCATCTGGGTTTTCTGCACCATTTCACCAGGGATATGTGCAAAATCAGCGTTTACAGTTTTTTCAGCTTTCGCCAGCGCCGCTTCAGTCTGTGCTTTACGAAGTTGTTCGTCCTGAGATTTCAGAACATCATACATCGGACCCGCTACAGACTTCTGAACCACCTGACCCGCAATCGTGGTAAATGATTCGTCAGCCTGTTTAGCCATCATCACGAGGGCATCACGGGCGTTAGCGTCCATTTTACGGAACGATTCCTGATCGGTTTCAGGCAGAGAATTATGATACGCCTTATGGGTATCGCTCATCTCAGCCAGAGCTTTGTATTTTTCCAGTTCGGACATTTCAATTTCCTCTGCCGTTTTTAAAACTTGAGGGACTTCCTGATCCGGGTGCAATTTTTTCCACGCGGCCCGGACTTTATTTTTTACACTTGCTAAATCAGCTTCGGGAATTTCAACTTTATTACCGCGATATCCCGGACCTAATGCAGCAAGTGCAGCGCCAACAATACGTGCATCAGGTTCACCGCCTGGTGTGGATGTTAAACGAAGTTTCCAGGTTGACGGTTTTTCCGGGTCCGGTACATATGCGTAATCAGATGCCGGGAAAACTTCACCATTTTCCGTTTTACCACCTTTCGCTTTATTCAGCGAAATACCAGCGGTCTGTTGCAACGTTATAATATATTCATTTACTGCATCACGCAATGCTGCTTGTTTATCAGTAATAGAATCATCTTTCGCAATATCTTCAGCCGCTTCACGTAATGCATCACTAAGCACGTATGAATTAGATAAGAATTCACGAACTTGTTGTTCAAGTTGCTGCTCAGCTAGTGCAGCACTGAATACAGACTTAAGAAGTGTTACACCGGGGGTATCCCCATGTGATTTCAACATGAGTGCATTAGCACCTTCATGTGCAGGTTTAGTAACGCCAGAGAGAAACCCGATTTTCATCGACTTTGCACGGCGTAAGTGGGTGGTTCCGTCAGTACGCATTATTCTACGTCCTCATAAAATGCCGTTCCACCGATACTATAACCTGTATATTCGCCTGACTGAAACTTTTTCAGAATATCATCATCGGTGATTAATGTTCCAACGATCACCCCGGTCTGATCCAGTTTTTCAACCAGGCCAAAACTGGCTGCAACTTCTTCAGTCATCGGGAACGCAAACACGACTTTACCCACAGGTTGTTCGTTGTGCATGTTATCCATGATACGTTGATCACCGTTCATGAAATCCAGCCATGCTTTTAACGTCACATCTTCCGGGAACTGTTCATTATCGGTATCAGTATAAATTTCTAACTGACCCGTATCAGGATTACGTTTTTTACAAATTGACCCCCAGCCAAAAACCATACGTAGCTGTGGATCAACCTTGTTAACTTTAACTTCAATCATTGGTTGTTTCCTCGCGAGTTAACCACGGGTACATAATATCATAGATTTTATACCTGTTTCCTTATCTTTTAGATCTTCCCCTAGTTCCTGCTACTAACTCTATATTATTTTTCTTCTATTTATCTATACTATCTATACTATCTATAAAAATATAATAAAAACAATAAAATAGAGAAGAAGTGATTAAAAAGTAACCATGTTGAAACCGTACTATCTATGTTTCAGATAACACACCGTGTTGTTTTGTTTCATCTAAAATCATGCAATCTATGACATGTATGCAGTTAGTTTCAGATAACACACCGTGTTAAATGTTTAAAATAATTCTTGACGGATTACATGAGGTAGGTATAGTATTTATCACATGAAGCGGCGCTGGGCTGCTTATGAATGAGGGTAAAATGATGTATGCACCGTTAAAAGATAAATGTCGCGCAACAGTAATCCGCAAAGCGTGGCGTGATGCTCCTGCAGGGAAAGCTAAAGACGCAATGCTGGCCTGGGCTGACCGACTCTGGTCTAACTAATCAACAAGCCCCTACAACGGGGCATCAACTCAAAAGGTAAAGGTGCAAATCCTCCCGGATCTGAACATCCGTCACCCTGGCGAATAATTATGGTGAAAAAGAAACGGAAACACCGTGAATCAGTAGAAAAAGAACCTTATGTACCCAGACACATCAATGAACTATGGGCTAAAGATTTAGATGAATTCACTGATTCAGACTGGCGTAATGTATTAAGGTTGACCGTAAAACTAAGACGATTATCAAGAGGTGAATAATGTGTGATTGCATGAAAAAGTTGGTGACGAACTTCAAAAACGTCTGATAGAAAAAGTACCTGAAGGTGCAGAAATCAGCACTAACCTGTTTGATAAAGTTAGCTGGGATAATCAGTGTTTTGGTATTGAGTCCGGGAAAATATTTGTCATGCTGAAGTATCGCCTGGCATACCGTGCGAAAAAGAAAAATGGTGAACTGGCGAAGAACTTCACGCGTCTGGAAACTAATCTGAAAATGTCCTATTGCCCGATCTGTGGAGAGAAACAGGAATGAATAAATTAACAGTAGAACAAGCAGTTGTACTATCTGGTTTTACAGGAATACTACACGGTTCTTTTTCCAAATTTCACGAGGATTTGGAAAAACGTATGAGACGTCCGGTATTTAGTCACGAACTAGGTAGTAAAGAATTTACTGATAAAGTCAAAGAAATTTATCGTGATGATTTCATAGCAATGCAGCCTGATAACGCCGAGGAATAATAATGGGAATGAAACAGATTTGGGATGGTAAAAACCTCCCTCCCATTGGTTGTGAAGTGTTGATCCACCTGACAAGCATTAACAAGTGAGTTCCTCATAAAGTAGAAGGTTATGAAATCTGGCCTTCTACACATGAAAATGATACAGCACATCATAGAATAAACATTAAAGTTGATGGTAATATGCGTTTATTATCTGATGTGCGGCCTGTTGACTGGCGTGAACCTGGTTAACCCAGTGAACCGATATCTTCTGGTAAACTGTACTGTACCCGACAACGGCAATTAATAACGTTTGCAGCACTCCCGTTAGGGTCACGAGGGAACATAAGTGGCCCTAACGGTGTTGAAAAAGGTCTGTTCATTGGGATCCACCCATTTGTTTCACCCGTGGAAATATGTACATCACGGGTACGACCATCTTTCCGGTACAACCAACGCTTCAGCAGTTCGTTACTAATCGAACCTGTCACCTGTCCCTGGCGAATCGCCTGATCCTGACCAACTGATACTGCCCGGAGTGATTCAGTACGCGCTATTGTCTCTGTACGCTGTTTTATATAACGTAAACGGGTTTGTTCAACTATCTGATCAATCTTAGCCTGTGATAGCTTCCCGGCGCTTACAGCGTTCTTTGCACTATCAGTAACAGTTGTCAGACTGTTTACATAACCAACATCACCTGTTTCCAGTGATGCGCGTAACCGTTGAACAGTCATTTCCTGGCGTGTAGTCAGTCCAATACTGGAACGAAAATCACGGGCTATCTGACGTGGATTACGTCCGGTTACCACACCCTGGTTCACCGCAATCTGAACAGCTTTAACTGTTTCGTCACTGACTTCACGGATCAGTTGCCCTACATAGTTATTGATATAAGTGCTGACCTGTGGTGTAACCAGACTAAATATTACCGGACCTGTTATCGCTGCTTTAGGGAGAACCTGAATGACTACACGACCTGATTCACTGATCGCATCTTCAATTACCGGGCGTAACTGTGCGCTGAGTTCATCAGGGAGTGTTTCAAGAATGGGGAGTAACCCGGTAATACCCTGGGTTTCAATAATGTATTCCAGGTTAGCGAGGCTTTCTGAACGGCGCACGTTTTCCCACACAACGTTCAGTGCTTCACGAATCCTTAAATCATATTTATCAGCAATGTCCGGATATGGGTCTTTAACAGCCATAAAAAAGCCTCAGTAGAGTTACTAAGGCTGATTATATCACAGGTTTAACAATGGGGTAGATTACGTTTCTCGTTACCCTGTAAACGGTTTTTAACTTCGCGGATCTGTTCTTCCAGATATGCTACAGCAGCCAGCGCACGTTCATAATTTTCTTCCAGGTCGCGTAATAACTGTTTATCTTTTGTCACGGGTATGTCGTCCTTTTAATCCTGGTTTAACGAATAATTTACCATTTACAACAGAGTGAAATTCACCATTAATATCGTGCATATACTTATAAATTGTTGCCCGATCACAACCCAGTACACGCGCAAGTTCAGTAATGTTACCACGGGTAGATGGTAATAATTCATAAATAGTATGCACTGTTGCTTTCATAACTGTTCACCTCTGTCACGCGCTACACGTTCGATTAAACGACATGTGGCTTTGGGTTTATCAAACTTATCAGACCACTGTTCGGTATACTGCAGGTCATCGGTAAACACTAATTTATCCCGGTCACAGTGGATGATAATCATGCTGTGCTTCACCATCAGGTGAAATGCCTGTAGCTCACTTATCATTAAGATATTCCTCCGCATGTAACGCAGCATACGCAATCATATCTTCCAGACTGTCACGATGTGGTATTTCAGTATTGGAATAGAAACGAACAGCTTTTAGCAGCGTCAGAAATAACCACCCTTCACCCGGTGTTAAATCGCGCCCAGTAATCGTATTAAATACCGCAACAATTTTAGCAGATGACCGTTCATTACCAGATTTATCGTACTGTTGACCACGTTCAGCCAGTAACTGTGCAGCCTGGTTAAGTAAATCTGGCGCGGTTGACGGTTGTTGAACGGGTGTGAATGTACAGCGACAGTTTGATTGTGCTGTAATTGTTTCAGTTCCGATGATCGATGGCGACCAACGTAAACTTTCTGTTAAACGGTCATCGTTAACACGGGTAACAGTTACATCAGGTGTTGCACATATGGGACGTTTTGCGTACCCGTATTCTATTAATTGGTCATCATCCCACCCATGCTGAATGAAAGCATCATAAGTACGACCTTCAGCTTTTGGTGTCATTATTAGCTTTGTATGAGCTGGGTTCACAGGACCCACGGGGCGTGTTATACCATCAATGATATCTTTTCCATACAAACATGTAGTTTTAAAATCTATACAAATTTCTTCTGATTTCCATATACTTTTTTCTGCAGTTCCAGAAAAATTAATATCATGTTTATTTACATGAGTAGGTATGTTGAAAGACTGGATAACATGACCTTTATCTGTTTGAAAGTACCAAAAATCTTTTTTAATCAAACCTTGTTCATTGTGCAGTTTGTTTAAAAGTTCTTCTAGTTTCATCATTCATTCCTCACTATCGGTTAACGTTGATAAAGAGTTTAAAATAATTCTTGACACATTACAAGCGTTCGAACTAAGATTTGTCACGAACGAAACATACTGAGGAACAAAACGATGACTAATCTGTATATCAAAAAACTTACACCTGTCGCTGAACTTCCGCGCCGTGCAACAACAGATAGCGCCGGGTTAGATGTTCGAGCTTGCCTGTGGGAACCGACCGTAACTGTATTTACTGAATCCGGCGCTAAGCTGGAACGTGAAGTGGTAGCCGGGACAATTGCACTATGGCCTGGTGACCGTTTAATGATTCCTACAGGTCTGAAAATGTCAGTTGATGCTGGATACTGCATTAAGTTGTATCCGCGTTCTGGTATCAGTCTGAAAAATGGTCTGTCCCTGATTAACTGTGTTGGCATCGGTGATCATGATTATAAAGAAGAATATTATGTGACGCTGACTAACCACGGGCAGAAATTACAGACCATTGCAGACGGGGAACGCGTTTGTCAGCTTATGGTTGAACGTGTCGAACCTGTTAACCTGGTTGAAGTAGACGAATTGCCAGATGTTGATAGTGAACGTAACGGTGGTTTCGGATCAACGGGGAACGCATGATGGACACCCGTAAATTATTAATTAATGCTGCACGGGCTGGGGAAATCCAGGGTAAATACTATATCGCGTATAGTGAACGTGATGTGAACGAAGGTATTGATATTGGCGCTGGTCGCCTGTGGAACCCACTGACGCGGAATGAAGATGCTTTCAGTCTGATAGTTAATCTGTATATGGATCTGGATTTTCGTGACCGTGGGGTGACGGTTAACAATCCTGATACTGGTGTTTCATTTACACAAAAAGTTAATCACGGGGATGACAGTGAAAAAGCAACGCGTTTAGCAATTGTCAATTGTGCGGCAATTATCGGGGAAATTTTATGACGATATTTAAAAATGCAGCAGGTGACACAGTTGCTTACCTGCCCAAAGTAGTTATAACAGACCCGGCATGTGTTGATTACGATCACCGTAAACAGTCTGACGCATCATATGGTGATTTATGTAATGACATAATCCGTGGTTGTGATATCGGTATTGAACGACTTCAGAAACTCCGCGAGGAATACGAAAAACGTTCTGTACAGGCCGCGATGGGTTTACCACCAGTTTTTGATACACCAACAGGGGTTTAATATGCTGTTCTGGATTTTCTATATTCTTTTCTGTGTCGTGATCGGTGGTATTGCTAAACATTCTGGTCGTAACCCGGGTAAATGGTTTTTCATTTCCTTACTCACCAGTCCTGTGATTGGCGGTATGTTATTAACCATCTTTTGGTTGTTTAAAGGTACTTTAACCCCTGAACAACCAAAAATTGTAACAAGTGGTATGTTCAGCAATTATATGGCTGCTTATGTTTACGTGACGAAACATTATACTATTGATAACGATCACAAAGCATCAGCCGCTGCTGACCTGTTTAAATACGCTACCTGTCGTGATGACTGTGATAAACTGATCGCGAAGTACATCAACTGACGGAGATAATTAAAAATGCGTTTTGAAATTCTTGAACTTGTTAAGTACGACAAAGCAGCCGCTGAAATTCTGGTTGATGCGGTTGGTGATAATGAAGTGAAATTTAAACTGCTGAATAAAGTGTGGCAATATATCATCACACAAACCGTTACCGAACGTGCATCACAGTTTAAAGAAGTCATTACTGAACTGTATAAGTTTACAGGTGACGATGAAGTGAAACTACAGTTGCTGGAAAAGACACTGGATCGTGTAATCAATACTAGTTATCCGCTACCAACCCGTGTTCAGACAGCGATTGATGAAGCGGATAAATTGCTTCCAATTGTTCAACCACCTGTAGTCACCACGAGTAAGTAAAATTAAGGGACCGTTACTGGTCCCTTTTCATTTAGTCTAACCATACTTCCGGTTCTGGAATATCTATCATATCGACTGTTTTACCTGCTAAATCATGCCAACTATCAGAACAATACTGAAGTTTCCCATCTGTCATAAACAAATGACAACGTGATCCTGGGTCATCTTTGAAAACCAGTAAAGACGGTGTGAAAGTTGGTTTTTCAAAGTCACCGTTGAAAGTCCACATCGGACCAGGTGCTTCACCTTTTACACGGTATGGGTGAAGCATGTTACAACCTGGACAATGAAAATAAATACTCTCACCCATTGATAACAATTTAGCACTAAGTAACTTACTCATAGTCAGTCCTCAATAGACGGTAAACCATCCCCGGTCTTATCAATACCAGTAGTAGGTAAACCCGCCTCTTTATACACGAATTCCTGCAGATCAGGATCCGGGAATACTGGCGCACCAGCTTGTGCAAGTCGTGCAAGTGCAGTTGTCAGTGTTTCAATACTGTCTTTACTGATTGACCCGGCGCGAATAGACGGACGGTATTCATCAGGAAAAGCATTCAGCGACCACAACTGTGGGATTAACTGACGGTTTACACATTCAATGATACTATCAATGCGTGACTGCATTGCACGGATCCATAATTCAGTACGGTTACCCAGGTTAGCATTGTTTCCGGTATTTCCGCCCGTTCCGAAAAACATAAAATCTGCCAGTAACGCACGGGCAATACTGGTATCCAGGCGTTTGATAGTACGGTCGATATCAACTGAACTGGTCTGGTTAGGCGTGATGAATTCCAGTTTTACCTGTTGTTCGCCACCATATGTAGTGACACCTGTTTCATTATCATAACCAGTAATATAAGGTTTCGAATAAATCACCAACCCTGATTGTTCATTACGTTTGATATTTGCAACAATATTTTCATAATTATCAATCATCGCCTGCGCTGCCTGACGCTGTGGTTCAGGAACATTAGGATCATTAGCTGCTTTTTTAATATCCGCATTAACAGTGATTACCGGAAACCCTGTACCACGTTCAGCAAGTATGGATTCGATTTCCATATTCACTTTTTTGTAGTACCACGGTCGATAGGCTGTACGTAACAGTGATAAACCTTCTGGGTTACCTTTATTTGGGCTTGAAATCAGATGTAACGAACGGTCACGCGTGATTAACGTTGTTGTACCCTGATTAGGCGAACGTTGATAAATACCACGCACATATCCGGTCGGTTCTTCAATATCCCAGCCAGCCAGCGTTTCAGCCGCTACAGGAACCAGACGGGCAATACCCACGGAACCATCATCTAAATCTTTCACCCATACGTCATACCAGCCCCAACCAAATACATCAACGTCTATCCAGGTCTGAACAAATGCTGACCATGTATCATCAGGGAGTGCACCACGCGGATCACCCATTTTATTTTCAATAACATCCTGTAACCATTCTGAATAGCGTACAGCTTCTGCATCATCTTTATCAGACGGGTCGAAAATCCATTGTACTGAACGATAAACGCTACTCATGGCGAATAATACACCACCGATCGTTTCATCGTTTTCAGCCATCTGGCGAAGGATTCGACGGCCTTGTTTACCATTCAGCTTAGGTAAGAAATCATCATTTACCTGGTTGCCTGTTCGACTGTACCCGGCAACGGCTAGTTGTTCGAATTGTTCATCAGCCATGTTCACAGGCTCCATACGGTTTACGGTTCTTAACGTATGTTATATCAGTGCTATTTTTTTTGCACGGTGTTAAAATAATTCTTGACGGATTACAGATGTACGGTTATGCTTTCACCATCAACTGAACAGGAGTGTGGGACGATGACCACAAGGGCCGAAAAACTTGTCGCACTGGCGAAAATGCGTCAGGACTGGCGAAATGTAAACGACTGTATAAATGATGATTTAACTGAACATAAAGTAGAATGGGTCATACACCCGTGGCAATCTAACTTATATGGGTCATCTGGTTCTGTCTGTACTGCTGCAAACGTAGAGCATATCATCAAACATAGACCATTGTGGATGAGTGCTTATGCTTACTACGAACATAAGAAATATTTATTCAAACGTAAACGTTATGAACAGGTCATTCAATGGGGTAAACAAACTCTTTCAGAACTTTTGTGGCTGAAAGAAGAAATTATCAAACTTGAAAAAGAACTTTATTATAAATAAGGGTTAATCATGAAACCTAACGAAAACATTATTCAACGAGATATCGCTTTTGGTCCTAAAAACCTTTCTGATTTCCTCCCTGCAATGGGAAGCATCCCAAAAGAGTTTTTCAAAGACTCTAATCCGTGGAACCAGTGGATTAGTAAGTGGTTTTTCAGTGGTTTGAAAGAATATGCCGTTGCTGTTGAGGGTATTAATTTTAAAGACGCACATGCGCATATCAAAGTTATCCTGGCTAGTTTCGATCCTAAACACGAACATAAAATTGCCGGGTGCGCTTATCTTGCTTCACAATGGTTTGTAGCGGAGACCGTGAAATGAAACATATTGAATGGCTTGAATCAATGCATACTCTACACGGGGCGATTGAAATATTATATGTTGTTGACGGTTATCAAATTCAGCGAACATATGACGATGTAGAAATTGGCGTACCAATTAAAGCTGATACATTGGCTCAATGCATTGATGCTGCTATTGAAAAATGCTGGGAACCGTTAACAAGCCGTAATGTTAATAATTATAGTATTGGAGAACAACCATGAATCATGTAAACGCTATTCGTTGCAACGATGAATATCAGTGCTCGCATTGTGGTAAATCGTGGGATATCCACGAAGAAGCGCCTGATTGTAAAATGACGTTAGTTAATGTTGAGTATAATGCTACTAAATTTTTATATTTTGGTATGGAAGTAATTATTCCTGATTGGACCTAATTACTTAGCAACAGATAGTAACGGTGAGGTATATGCATATGATAACAAGCCTATCATAGATGGTGATGATTGGTTTGTCGGTGACTCTACAATAATTCATGTAGCAACAGTAAACCTACATGGTCTTAACTGGCGGGAGACTCTTAGAAAATGTTAATTGGTTATGTACTGGTACTTGTTCTGCATGGTGTGGCTATTGAACCTGTGACAGAACGTATTATGACGTTCGAACAATGTCAGGGTGCTATGCAAGCTGAACAGGCTTATAATCCCGGTAATACTTACGGGTGTGCTGAAGTTCATCGGGGTTGATTATGGAATATTTAATTGCTGCAATATCTATTTTATTAATGATTGTTGTCGTTGTTACGACTGAGAAGAAAGAACAGGGTGTTATAGGTTTAGCAGTTGCATTGCTTCGTGTTTTGTCAATTGCACTGTTAATGACCAGTTTTTCAATTGCTTTTGATATTATTGAATTACAGAGCGATTACTACGGTTTTGTTAAATTTCAACATCAACTGACATACGCTATTATATTCGGTTTAGGTTCTGTCAGTCTTGCTGTTCTTTCATCATTCAGGCGTTAAAAAAAGCCCCGGACTGTTCCGGGGCAAGTCGATCACCAAAATACAAAAGGCCTAAACGTGAACGCGGAAAACTGCAATGGTACAATCACGGGTGTTGTAAACCCCCTAAATACAGCCTGAGTATGCGCAATCTGTGACTGAAGAAGGCCGAATTGTGTAGCAGGGATTCCCAGGCAACATGATGTTCTACAGCACATAATAACCCCCTTAAATCTTCTCTGACTCTTTGATCCCCAGAACGGCAATCACCTTTACTGCAATGCGTTGTGCAAGATCTAACTGTTGCTGACTCAGTTTCCCGGTAGTCATAACCGCCATGATCCCACCCATAGAACCCATCGCTTTAAAATCATTAAATGCTGATTTCATGATCGTTTCCTGACTGTGACCTTCGTCTACGATTACGTGTGCGCGTAACCCCAGACTTTCTACCACCTTGTCTACCCCTTCATTCTTCGTCATCTTCGTTTACCTTATTTTTGGCTACTTTTGGTTGCTCACGAGGATTCAGAACTTCTTTATCAATCATCGGGGGCCACGGGCTGATATTTTCACGGGTTTCCACAGGTTCAGGTTCCGTGCCTAAAAACTTACTGACGAATTCACCAGCAAAGTGAGAAGTATCGCTGACATAAACATGCATTCTGTCTAAATCAGCCTGACTGATAGAATTAGGCGCGATATTAATTTTAAATTGGTGGAAACCAACATACATCACATTAATCGGTCGTTCGATTGTCCCCGGCGTTGGGGGAATTACACCCATGATCCAACAGTAATGAACGCGACCATCACCCATCGGTTCGCAACCTGCATTAAGCCAGCTTACTTTCTGATGGGGAAACATAGTCGTTGAGTCAGTGGCATCCCGACGTAATGACCACCCCAACCACCGCCACCACCCCAGCCGTTACCGAACCAGGAACCGATCAGACCACCAACAGCACCGCCCAGACCAGCCGCGCCAGCTTCACCACCGAAACCTGATGTGGGAACCAAAGTCATGTCAGACATGTTAAACTCCTGTGAAAAATGTTAATCAACAGTAAGCGTATGGCTACGCACAGGAGTATAGTCTTACTGTATTTACTTAACAGATAGTTTACATATATTTAATAATGTAATTTGTCAAGAATTATTTAAAATATATCACCATAGTCAGGAGTACCAACAGGATTCACACCACCTGTAAACGCTTCTTCTACGAAATCAACGCGTTTTGGTGACATAGCAATAACTGCAGCATCAAAAAAGTTTGGTGATTTAGAACCATTCGGTTTTTTATCAATAACAATTTTACCTGCACCATTACTGGTATATGTTGGCTGGCTTAATTCAGCCTCTAACCGTTGTGCATTTTCCAGTGATGGATCAATCAGAATGATTTCATCTGGATCCTGTGGTTGACCTTCCACATACCATTTATAAATACGCTGACAACGCAGACGCAGCGCCCATGATGCCTGTGCTTTATAATTGCTGAAATAGTCTTTGTTTGATTTACGGTCTTTATCGCCAGGTTTAGTACCGCCGATAATATCACCGCCAGGATCCACCACTTTACCGTTCGGTAACCACGGACGCACACGGAACCGCAACACATCTTTACGATCATTTGCTGCTACTTTAACGCCTGTACCAACACCGTTTACTTCATACCAGTATTCATCAACGCCCAACATGTTAGCCATTGTCAACATTCTTGGTGCAGCCAGTTCAGCGCCACGGTGATCCAGTTGCAGATGTGTCAGGAATACCCCGTGGGCGATCACCAGTGCACTGGCATCTTCACCACCGTCAGCAGCATCCTGTCCGGCGATACGTTGACCTGTTGGTGTAAGTAAACCATTGGCTTTACGCCAGGCAATATCTTTAAACGCATCGAAAGCAGCACGTACCCATTCAGCTTTAATCAGTACACCCTGAACGGCTGCAGCGTAATCACGGTCAACTTCCTGTGCGAAAATATGTTGTAATCCTTTTTCAGCAAAAGATTGTTTTTCCCGTTTATACCATTCATCATCTTTAGCCGGGTGATCGCGCCAGTCCAGAACCATGACACGTAATTTACCACGGGGTAATTTCTTGCCCGGTTCCCATTCCATACCAGCTTTACGATTACGATAAAAAACATTACCGACACCGTTAACTGAACTGATATCGATACGAACGTTGGTGTTAGCTGACAGTGATGCTTCAATCAGTTCCGGGCGGTCAACGTGTGCTGCTTCATCCAAAAAGTAGATAGATTTACGACCACCACGACCGATGTTATCCCCGGCTTCACCAGTAATTGTTGCACCGTTTTCAGGGTTAATACATTTCATGAATGTCAGGTGGTCTTTTTCACGATATCCGACCGGGCGTAATTCAGGTGGTAAAGCGCGGATAATTTGCCTGATTTTTTCAAAAATACTATCAGGGTCACCCAATTTATCAACCAGCGTTTCTTTACGTGACCCCCAGCCAACTGATGAACCAGGACGATATAACCAGGCCCACACTGATAAACCACAGGCTACCCAGGTTGCACCATAGTCACGGGATTTTTCCCATAATCCTTTTTCTTTATCTTCCAGCGCTTCATAAACAAACTGAATCATGTCGATCTGTCTTTCGAACAGGCAGAAAGGCATATTTGGGGGGAATTCAGTTCCAACGTTACGCGGGTCATAAGTAAACGCCCAGTCGAGGATGAACGCTACAGGGTTTGTTTCATAATATTTTTTCAGTACCGGAACGATTGCCCGATCTGTACGCATACGGTTTAACAGGTTGATACGGTCAATGTAACACTGTTTGTAGTCCGGGCGCGGCTGACCTTTACGCCATATCCTATAATCATCAGCATATGCATCACGCCAGCGCGGGTACTTATGAATGTTTCCGGTGAATTTATTCATGCTTGTCGGTCCATTTGTAACTGTTCTGTACAGTTTACCACTAGTGTTAATCGCTTACAGATATTAAAATAATTCTTGACGGATTGCATAGATATGGTTATGATTAGTTCATAGACAAGATACCTGACCAAGTATGTAGTAACCCGGAAATGTCCGGCTGAAGATACCACTGATTGTCAGGCGCTACGGTAAGTATAAAGCGTAACTTACCCCACGAAATCACACGCTATGCACTATCAGATAGATGGTGATTCCTGAGGGAATTGTGAAATTAGTTGCGACGGGTTGAAGAGATATCTTGTCACCGATAATTGAACTGGAGCTATACACTGTATGAAAATTACTAAACAAGAACTGAAAGATTTTGGCGCGTGTCAGGACGGTTTTAAACGTTTTGTAAATCAAACTAATAACACAGACGAACCTGTTGATGTTGTTAGTTTGATCGGTGGGTGTAACACGGTTAGTGACCTGCTGTGGCTTGCTGGTAAAACATTAGCAAAGGAAAAGATTGTTCGATTCGCATGTGATTGCGCACTATTGAATATTGAAAAAATCAGACCATATACAAATGATTATAACTTAATCGTTGATTTCTTAAATACACCAACTGCTGATGCTGCTCGTGCTGCTGATGCTGCTTATGCTGCTGCTCGTGCTGCTGATGCTGCTGCTTATGCTGCTGCTCGTGCTGCTGATGCTGCTGCTTATGCTGCTTATGCTGCTTATGCTGCTGCTGCTGATGCTGCTTATGCTGCTTATGCTGCTTATGCTGCTGCTGCTGATGCTGCTGATGCTGCTGATGCTGCTTATGCTGATGCTGCTGATGCTGCTGATGCTGCTGCTGCTGATGCTGCTTATGCTGCTGCTGATGCTGCTTATGCTGCTGCTGCTGATGCTGCTAAAATTAATAAATTGTTGGTGAAACTGTTCAGTGAGTAAATGAACACGATCAACGGTTACAGACTGACTAAAACCGGGTCTGACAATTTCACACTGCGTCAGCCTGGTACAAGAAACACAATTGTCGTCAATCGGCAATAGTTACAACGAATGGTTAAAATCTACTGGGGGTTACGGGTATGAAAATTAAAGACCACAACTGTTTGCTTAAAGATGTATTAGCTTTTCAGATTGAACGTAATGCACAACCTGAATATGCACAAAACGCAATTTACTGTGTTCACTTTAAAGACACTACATTTTCATATTTTGAAGAAGGTATAGACGTTATTGAAGTTAGTGGTGATTTTTCAACATTTGTAAAACTTTATAATACTGAACTTATGATTAATGCACTTCAAAGGGTATTAGATACATTCGATCATTACCCAGATCGACTTGTAACGGTGCAGACAAAGCAACAAGTTCTGCAGAGTATTCGTGAACTACTGGAGCGCGTCGAACATGGGTGAAGAACCAACCGCTACACCGTGGTGTTTGCGTCTGAGTGGTGAAGATTTGACAACTATTTACGCATACCAGGAAAGACCGCGTAACATGGCACTGGGTCAATATTCACAGTTATTCATGCTGTCATCGTGGTTAACTGTTCAACGTGCTCTGGAAAAGATCGATTACCAGTCAAGAAGGGGTTATTAAATCGTGACAGCTACCAGAAATTGGAAATGTTTCATAGGGATGCACCAATGGGATATTTTTGATCGCCAAAAGATAGAAGCATACCGTCCCGGTGAAGTTAGACCTTACCGTATTTATACTGTTTATCATCAAAAATGCGTTCATTGTGGAAAGCTAAAAGTAATGCAATTGGGTTAACAATGTGGAACATCTGTCATAAATCTGGGCGGGTACTGTTTACCACTGGCAATAAACAAACCGCGCTTAATCGTGCTAAATATGGTTGGAGGGTTGAAAAAGTGAATAAAGAATTTCAGATAAATGAGATTTGGCTATCACCCCGTGGTTATTTTTATAAGGTAATTGATATTGAAAATAAACATGCAATTTTAAAAATGGGTACTCACGGATTAGGTAGAAAGATTAAACGCCGTAAAGATACTACTAAAAATTGGCAACTACATACTAAGGTATATAACAATGGATGACCGTTATGAAATTGCAGAACAACACGGTATGTCGATAGAGTTTATTGACTGGTTCTGGGAAAATAAAAAAGCCAGTTTGGGTAGTGTCTGGTTTATCAGTATGGCTGCTATGTGGGAAGGATGGAAAGGTGCATTAGGTAATCCAGTTGGTGAAATCATTGAACGCCCATGTGATGCAGAGTTACGCGCCCCTGGGGAAACTTACCGTTACATGCGTGGTAAACTCAAGATGGAACGAATGCCTGTAGGCACTAAGTTTTATGCGCACATTAACCATCGACCCACCAACGGTTAAATTATTGTAAACTTCATACCATCCCCGCCAGTTCCGCACTACCCTGAAACTATCATACAGGGGTGCGGAACATGTTCAGATACGTTTTAAAGCTGTTAGCCATCATTGTAACCTGGCTGATTATCCAGACCGGGTATGACTTGCGTGTTCGTAGCCAGTGCAGAGATTATCAGGAAATCACCAAAACACTGACTGTGTACCGTAACGGTGTTTGCTATACACCTGACGTTGACGGACATTTTAAAATAATTCTTGACGGATTACACTGTGTTACCCTATAATTACCTCATTGAAACAGACAAGTGAGGAACCGGAAAATGATTAATGTAGTCGAAACTGCTGAAAAAATTGTAAAAGAAAACGCTGAATTTGGTTATGTTGCCGGGAAACTCGAAATCGCTAACGATATCTGGAACGGTTATTTAACACCTGCTGATCGTCTTGAAATTATGAATCAGACAAACACGGATGGGTTAAGCACTCTGGAGAAATTAAGAGCATGTGTGAAAACATTAGCCGCGATGTTTTAAGATTTGAATCAATTTGCGCTCTGTTAAAAGCGGAGCGCATCAACATTTATGATAAAGAAAAAGTTTACCATTCACTTTCAGAAACGGTTATGGCTAAAGCTAACAAAGAATGTTATGACCGAATGATGAACTTTAATCTGATTACTGGAAACTCTCTAACCGCCCCGTAAGGGGCTTTCTTTTATCACCCTATACCATCGCACTACCCAACCACCGATCGTCAAAACGCAAACGGTTTCCGGCGTTATTTGAGTGCTTTCTGATACAACTGTGCAATATCTTCAATGCTTGCACCTTCAGGAACCTTCTGAACCAGGTTACCAACCGTTCCTGACAGTTCCACACGCTCAACACTGTTCCCGGTAATCTTATCCAGGTTCTCAGATGCTTTTGCACGGGTCTTAGGATCGAACAATTCACGCGTTTCCAGCGTGTACCCGCCTAACAGATAACGTTTGTAACGCACCACGTACTGTTGCAGGTGATTCGGGATATCGTCGGTACTGTTCACCCACAGGTGTTTCTGTTCGTCGTTATCTTCGCCGGGGACAATGACCCGTTTACAGTATGGTTCCAGTAATTCTTCAGCCGTGCTCGCTGCTCGCTTCCACCACTCGACACGAGATGATAACGATTCACCGACTGATTCCAGTGCAACAGCTCCCATTGCATCCAGGTAGTTTAAAACCTTCGTATTCGACAGCAGACGGTGTGCAGTGACCTGTGCGGCGTTTAAGTCTTTATGACCTGGGTAAGCCTGTAGAACGCACTGGGCATTGCTTAAACCGTTATTCACACGATCCAGGTATAAATTAGCGAATCTGAGTTGATCGGTAGTTAGTTCCAGACTTGCCCGTTTAGCCCTGTCTGAAATTTTCATAAAGTTTCCCCTAACACATTATGTTATCTGCAACTAGTTTCGCACAGATAATCACGGTTTGTCCATGCGATGCTTTAAGTTATTGAAAACAAAAGGGTAGTATACTGATACATACTTTAAGTTATTGAAAACATTATCGATCATAGTTTTCATACTATTTCTATATAACTTTATAATACTCTCTTGTTTAATATAACACCTCTTGTTATCTGTAACTAACTCTATACTACTACCTCTTACTATTATCTATACTATCTATACTATCTATGTAAAAAGTAATATAAGTAGTTAAAAG